CCTGCTGAATGAACATGAGAAGCTGACGCTGCAGCGCGCCGATGCCTCGATCACGACCGGTATTTCATCGGCAACCAACGATCTGACCGCAATGGCGCGCGGCGGCATCACCTCCGGCCCGGCCTGGGAGGCCGCGAGCGCCAAGGTGGCGGCGCTGACCCAGCAGAAGGTCAACAATCCGAGGCTGGCCTATCCGCCGGAGCAGGCGGCCTTCGATATGCAGCAGCTCGACGGCAACCTGAAGGCCAACGGGTTCCTGTATCACATCGATCAGGTCTACAAGAGCCAGGACCCGGAGACTGGCGGTGCCAAGGGCGCGCTCGAGCAGGCCAAGAGCATCCTCACCGATCCCTCGATCAAGCTCTCCGAGGCCCAGCGCGAGCAGTTCTACCACAAGGCGGTCGGCGAGATCAGGGCGAACGAGGCGATCCGCAAGCAGGATCTGGGCGAGGCGCGGGCCTCCTTCAACGAAATCAGCCTGATCAGCGCCGCCGGCGGCAAGGTCACGCCCGATATGGTCGAGAACGTCGCCAGCGGCTTCCGCGCGGCGGGCGATCCCGGCGGGGCGGCGCGGGTCTATTCCTCGTTTCTGCGCAAGCCGCTGAACGATGATTTCGGCCGGCAACCGCTGGCCGATCAGACCAAGCAGTTGACCGCGCTGCAGGGCGCCAACGCCGCCGCGTCCGCGCATGCGTTCTTCACCAACCGCGGCTATACCCCGGAGCAGGCCGCGGGCATCGTCGGCAATCTCGTGCATGAAAGCGGCATGCAGCCGGGGGCGGTGGGGGATAGTGGTACCTCCGGCGGGTTGGCGCAGTTCCATAATGAGCGGCTGACTGCTTTGAAGCAGTTCGCGGCCGACAAAGGCAAGCCGGCGACGGACTTCCAGACCCAGTTGGAGTTCATCGACAAGGAGCTGAATTCGACGGAAGCGCCGACCCGCGCCAAGCTGTTGGCCGCCAAAACCCCGGAACAGGCCGCCGCGGCGTTCATCGATTACGAACGTCCGCAGGGCTGGACGCCGCAGAACCCGGCTGGCGGGCTTGGCTACCAGAGCCGTATCGGCCTCGCGCGGCAGGTGTTCGACGGCAAGCCGACCGACGCCAGCATGGGGCCGGCCGGCACCGCGTGGCTCGCCGCCAACCGCAAGAGCGCGGTGGACGATGCTGCCACGGCGCAGTGGAAGACGGTGATGACCGATTATGCCAAGGACGGCACCCGGCCATCGCTGAAGGCGGTCAACGATATCGTGGTGGCGGCGCGCGCGACCGGCAATGCGGCGCTATTGGATACGATTGGGGCCGATGCTGACCGAATGGACCTGTCGGGGCAATTCTCGCGTACTTCGCTGCCGGAACAGCATGCCACGCTGACCTCGATGGAGACGGCGGCGGCCGGCGGCCAGTTGTCGCCGGGCTCGGCATCGGTATTGAAGGACCTGCAGAAGCGCAATCAGGTCATCACCAAGGGCCTAGACGACAATCCGATCGCGACCACGGTGACGAATTTCCCGGACAAGCTGAAGCCGCCGGCACCGCTGGACTTCTCCTCGGACCAGGCGCTCGCGGCCGGTCTGAAAACGCGCGGCCAGATCGCAGCATTTGCCTCGCAGAACTGGCAAGTCCCGCCGGTCGCGGCGCTCGACGCCGCCGATGTTCAGCAGATGCAGGCCCAGCTCGCCAATCCCGACCCAGCCGTGAAGGGCAAAATCTTCAATGCGCTATCGCAGCTTCCGGAGGATACACGGAATGCGACACTGGCCAAGATCGGCTCCGGCCGCCCCGATCTGATGGTAGGCGTGGCCGCGGGCAGCATGATGCATGCCGCGCCAGATGTCGCCTCCAGCATCATCCGCGGGCAGGCGGCGATCGCGATGGACAAGGGATATCTGCCGGCGAAGGGGGCCGAGGCCGCCGCGGCCCTTGATACCGAGTTCGACAAGCATGTCCCGGCTTCGACCTTCTCGCTGGCGGCGCGTACCGATGCGTCCGGTCCCTATGCGGTGGCACAGGGCATGGTGAAGGCGCGCTATGCCGACCTCTCGGCGCAGTCGGCCGATACGTCCGGGAAATTGAACAGCGACCGGCTGGCGCAGGCGGTGAACGATGTCACCGGTGGTATCCTCGACCACAATGGCGGCAAGCTGATCGCGCCGGTGCGCGGCATGCCGCAGGCCATCTTCGATCGCACCATGAACGGCATCACCGACAATGATCTGGCCGACGTCTCGACGCTCGGGGGCGAGAAGATCGACGCCAATTACCTGCGCAACAATGCCACGCTCGAAAGCGTCGGCGACGGCCGCTATTTCATCAAGCTGGGCAAGGACCCGCTGCGGCCGGTCTACGCCTATCAGGGCGCCAACAGCGAGGCGCCACAAAAGTTCATGCTGGACCTGCGCAACCGGCCGCTCGGCGCGCCGGTGGTACCCGTCATGACGGTCCAGCCATGAGTTTCCTCGATCTCTACCAGGGGAATCAGGATCAGGCGGCGAGGATGCAGCCGAATGAGGGCACGCGGCTGCCGACCGGGTTCGATGAGAATTTCAGCGCGGCCTGGAGCGATGGAAGACTGTTCAGCCAGTCGATTGCCAAGCTCAATGCGCGGGCCTCGGCACTCGACGACTATGCCGATGAGGTCAAGCGCCAGACCGGCGGCGATCTGACGGAGGATTTGGCTCCAAAAGAAGGTGGCGTGCCGCTGGATTACGATGCCATCAATGCCAAGGTGGCGGCGCTGAAGGCGAAAAATCAGGCGTTCACAATCGATCCGCTATCCGACGAGGAGATCGATAGACGCGCGCTCGCCAAAGCCCAGGCTGCACACCGCACCTATGAGACGCTGCAGACGGGCGAGAAGACCTGGGGCGGCTCGTTCGGCACCGGGCTTGGCAGCGCGGCGGCGTCGGCGGCGGATCCGATCAATATCGTGGCGCTTGGCGTGGCGCCGGAGGCGGCGGGCATCAGCATCGTGGCTTCGGCGCTGCGCTGGGGCGCGCTTGCGGGGCTGTCGCAGGCTGCGATCGAGTTCTCCAGCGATCAGTTCAAGGAGCAGGTGCAGCCCGGCTACACCGAGAGCGGGGCGCCCATCCGCGAGATCGGCGGGGCCTTCATCAGCGGTGCGGTGCTCAGCGGCAGCGTCAAGGCACTCGGCAACGCCTGGACCCGCGTCAAGACTGGCGCTTGGCCAACCTCGGTGCGCGATGCCGGCAACGTCATTGAGAGCGAGGCGAACGTCGCTAATACCAACCCGTTTCCGGGGGCGGAAGGCGAGGTCGCGCACCACGAGGCGCTGGTCAAAACGATCGACGATATTTTGGCGGGGCGGCCGGTCCAGATCGACGGTATTATCACGCCTGAATTTCTAGATCGCTCGCGGATGATGGTTCAAAGCCTTCAGGCTAATGAGCCGATGAGGTTGCCTGTCATCAATCGTCGCGCGATCGAGCTTGTCGCAGAGCAGGACAAACTCTCCCGCCGCGATGCGGAACTGGCCTCGAACCTTGAGACTATGCCGCAGGGCGATATCTCTGCGGCCGACCGGCTCAACCGGCTGCAGGCGGTCGATCAGCAGATTGCGGCGACAGAGGATCTTGCCGAGAAGCGGAAGCTCGGCGAGCGGCGCGATCAGATCCTGGTCAACACCAACCCGGAAGCCCTGCAGGCTGCCGCCGCACCGATCGAGGCCAGGCGCCAGGCCGAAGCTGAGCGCGCCTCAATTGCCGCCCGGCTGGACGATATCACCGCGGAACACGCCAATCTGCAGGCCTCCTCGCTGCCTCCGATGGAATTACCGGCGCTTGGTGCTCGCGAGCGCATTCCGACCGGCCCAAAGGGGCAGTTCGAGATGGATCTGCAGCCAGCGGCGGAAGAGCCCGTCACGCCTAAGGTTGCGGTATCGAAGGAACCTGCGATCCAGCCGCCACTGCAAACCACGGAGGAAATGACCAAGACCCTGACCGCGCCGGACCACCAGGATGCGATCCGGGCCGATGTCGACCGTGAACGCGCGCTGGGAGACGTGCAGGTGCCGGGAGTCGATGAGAACGGCAATCACACCATGATCAGCATCGACAAGGCGATGGATGAGGTCGACGCCTACAAGCAGGCAGCAGAGCAGATTCAGGCCTGCGCTAATCCGCCAACGGAAGAGAAGGCTTCGTAATGGCAACCGTGATGGAGTGTATCGAAAAAATGGTGGCGGCGAAACAGATCAGCCGCGCCATCGCCGATGAAGCAATCGAGACCTTCAAGCGCAGCAAGGCCGAATATTCCTATGCGCGCGGGCCCGCCAGTGCAGATGCGGCGGCGGCCCAGGTCGTTGCGAAATCGATGAGCGACAAGGCGGCCGAGAAGCAGATTTCCATCGCGGCAAGTGTCAAGACATGGCGTGCGCTGGAAGCACGCACCGATATTGCCGGGAAGAACATCAACGAATCCGTGATGGCGACGCTAACCAAAACGGCGCGCGGCGATGATGTGCGGGGCGAGAATATCGATTACAAGGGAAAGGCGGTCAAGGACTGGCTGTTCGGCATGCTCGGCCCCGAGATCGAGAAGTTCAAGCCGGGGTTTTTCGCCAATCAGAAATTGATCACCAGCGCCGAGAACTTCATCAAGGAACGGTTCGGCATCGATACCGGCGATACGCTGGCAAAAGCCGTCTCGAATGGATTTCAGAAGGTGATCGACGAGGGCTCGGCGCGTGCGAAGGCTGCGGGCAAGATATTTTCCGAATTGGAAGACTGGCGCCTGCCACAGCATTGGTCACCATCGCGCGTCGCGCAATTCAGCCAGGATGAATATGTCCGAGATCATCTCAACGAGATTGCGACCGGCGGCCTAAAGCTGTTCGACAAGGAGACCAACCGCTATGCAACCGCGCCGCAATATTCGGAGATGCTGAAAAAGGCGTGGTCCGACATCAAGACACAAGGCGGCGACGACGGGCCATTCTCCAAGAACATGCGCACCTTCGAATTCCAGCCGGGCGCAGAAGGCGCGGCGTCATGGCTGAAGCTGCAGGGCAAATACGGCATTGGCAACGAGATCATCGGCGCGGTTGATCAGCACGTCAACAACATGGCACGCACAATCGCCATGCATGAGATTTACGGCCCCAATCCGGATGCGACCTTCAAGGCGCTGATGCGCAAGGTGAACGAAGGGCCGGGCTCGTCACTGGTGCGGGGCACGCGCTGGCTCGACAGCCCGCGGGCGCTGCAGCTCACCTATGACAATCTCGCAGGCCGCGGTCATCCCATCGCCAACGAGTTCTGGGCGCGGTTCTGGTCCGGTGCGCGCGAGGTGGTCGGCGTGGCGAGCTTGCGCAATCTGCCGATCACGATCATCCCCGGCGATACCGCGATGTCGTTCCTGTCGGCCAATTTCAACGGCATGTCTGGGCTGGATATTCTGTCCCATGTTTTTGACGGCAAGATGACCCGAGAGGTTGCGCAGCATTTGCAGGTCAGCGCTGGCGGCTATGGCGATTTCATCAACAACAACGTGCGGAAATATGAGGATCAGCTCAACGTCTCCGGCATGGTCCGCAAGGTGTCGCGCCAGATCGTCAAGGCGACCGGCGCCGACTGGTGGACGACGAACGGGCGCTTGGGGGCCCAGATCTCCTATCTGCATATGCTGCAGGGGGAAAGTGGTAAAGCTTTCGCCGATATCGATCCCGCCTTGCGCGACAATTTCCTCGCCCGCTACGGCTTTACCTCCGATGAATGGAACCGGATGCGGGGCCAACAGCCATGGATCGCGCGCAACGGCGCCAAATACATGGATGTGACGGAGATGGAGCGGCCACTCTCCGAGCGGCTGATGGCGGCGATCAAGGAGCAATCCGCCTTTGCCTTCCACCAGCCCGATGCGCGCACCCAGGCAATCATGCGGGGCGGGGCGCAGGCCGGTTCCGTGGGCGGAGAGCTGCAATTGATGCTCGGCCAATACAAGCAGTTCACCATGGAGCGCATGACGACCCACCTGATGCGGGTTCTGACCGATGGGCCGATCGAGAACCGGGTGGCACGCGGGTTGGCCTTTACGGCTCTCAGCATGGCGGCAGGCGCGGTCAGCCTGCAGGCGGCTGCCGTGGTTGGCGGCAAGGACCCGATGGACATGAAAAGCCCGAAGTTCTGGACCGAGGCATTCGCCAGGGGCGGTGCCGGCGGCATCTATGGCGATATTTTGGGAGCGGCGCTGCATGGCGACCGCGGGGCGGCCAGCATGGTCGGGCAGATGGCGGGTCCCATTCCAGGCATGGCTGGGGACATCTTTTCTGCCGCGACGTCGCCGCTCAGACAGGTCCTGGACGAATCAGGCAAGCCCACCAAGAGCACCTTCGCCAAGGAGGCGCTCCAGGGCATCCAACGGCATTCGCCGAGCACCTGGTACACCAAGACGGCCGTGGACCGCCTGTTCTGGGATAAGCTGCAGGTGCTGGTCGATCCGAACTACCGGCAATCGTTCCGGCGGGCCGAGCAGAATGCCAAGAAGAAAAACCAGGGTTTCTGGTGGGGCCCAGGATCCAGCGCTCCTACGCGCGCGCCAGATCTGACAACGGCGGTATCCCACTAGACGGTGCGTTGCCCGACCCTCCATGCCCGGCCCAAATCTGGGCATGAGCCTGACCCGCCGCTTCATCCTCGCTCTTGCCCTGATGGCCGGCCTCACGCCGGTATTTGCGCAAGCTCCACCGCCGGTTCCAGCGCTTCCGGATGCTGAGAGGCGGACAACCTATAGCATCTCCGGCTCGACCTGTGCCTGCGCGGTCAATTTCGCGATCTATGGCGATTCGACCGACGTCCAGAACTGGCTCGAGGTATTCGTTAACGGCGCGCTGGTCACCTCGGCTAACTGGACCATCACCAGTCCGACCGGACCGCTCTCCACCATCCCGCGCCCGATCACCGATGCGGTGCTGACCTTCAACGCAGCCCAGACCGGCACGGTGCAGATTGTTGGTGCGCGGCGGCCGCGGCGGACCTCGCAGTTTGCCGAGAACCAGGGCGTTCCGGCCCGCAACCTGAACCAGGTCTTCACCGATGTCATCGCGATGCTTCGCGAGAACTGGGACAAGACCAACGATGTCACCGGCCGCGCCGTGCTCGCCCCCCCGGGCGAGACGCTCAACCTGCTGCCGATCGCAGCCAACCGTTCCAGTCATGGCGCCTGCTTCGATAGCGGCGGCAATCTGACTTCCTGCGTATCGATCCCGAGTTCGACTTTTGCCGCCGGCAACGGCATCACCTTCACCGGTGTTGGCCCGACCACGATCAAGGTAAATCTGGCCGCCGGCTCCAACGTTACGCTCAGCGGCACGAATCCCATCACGATCAACGTCCCGCTAGCTGCCGGCTCTGGTATCGCGCTCACGGGATCGAACCCACTCACGATCTCCACCGTTCCTTCGGCCCAGTCGCCTCAGCTCGGCGTCATCCCGACGACATCGCCAATCACGGTCACGATCGCATCGCCTGCGGTTTTCACCTGGGCAAATCATGGCCTTTTGGCCAATTCGACGGTCTACTTTTGCACGACGGGCGCACTCCCGACAGGTCTTACCGCATGCAATAGCAATGCCTCCGGCCTCATCAATGATCCAACACTCTGCTATGTCGTCGGTTCTTCGATCACTCTGAATACCTTTCAGTGCGCCACCTCTATCGCGAATGCCAACGCGGGCACCTCCATCAATACAACCGGAGCGCAATCCGGAACCCATACGGCCTTCGCTAACTATTTCGCCTGCGCAGGCTGTATTGGCGAATACAAATTCCATCTGACGTTGACAAATAATGCCAACGTCACGACAGCCGTAAACACGATCTATAATTCGCTCAGTTTGTCTGCCGGCGTATGGGAAGTAGGGGGAACTACCGGAATAGTTGGTACAGGTGGGGCCACGGTTTGCGCCGATACCCACGCGAGCTATGGCATCGGCATCAGCAGCATCGCAACCGCGCCATTCGGCGGCTCGCTAGGTTATCACATCACCTCGAACAATTCCAATTGCATGCTGTTCACGTTGGACAGTAGTCAGATCGTGGTACCGAGCCCAGGCCCAAGCACAATTAACTTTGTAGGTCTGCCGGACTTCTCCGGCGGTACTGCAACCCTGTATGGCGTGGCACACGCGAAGCGAATGTATCGAAGAAGATATCGGGTGCGTTGCCGAAGTCGCGCATCCTGCCATGGTTCTGCCCGAATGGAGGCGAGCCGGCATGACCATCAATTTCCCGAAGTTTGCCGATGCCTTGAAACGCCTCTGGCCGAACAGCGACGTCACAATCAAAGGATTGGGCGCCGGCATCATCGCCGCAGCCCCGACCGTGTTTCCGAAATACGGCTGGGATGACGATCTTCTGGTCTGCCACGCCATGGCGCAATTCTCGGAAGAGACCGACGCCGGCCGCGAGATGCAGGAGAATATGAATTACAGTGCAGCAAGGCTGCTGCAGATCTTCCCCACGCATTTCAATCATGCGGAAGCGATCGCATTTCAGCATCAGCCCCGCCTGATCGCGGATAAGGCCTATGGCGGCCGGATGGGCAATAAGCCGCCACCGTCGGATGATGGCATAAACTGTCGCGGGCAAGGCCTGTCACAGCTCACGGGAGCCGGAAATTACAAGGAACTGCAATCGCACTATGGGCTACCGGTCTACGACAAGCCGGAGATTCTGCTCGATCCAAAGTTCGCGCTCGAAATCGGGCTCGCCGATCTGACGATGTGTGGCTGCCTGTCTTACGCCAAGAATGACAATCTAGTCGGCGTATCCTCTATGCTCAACGTTGGCCATCTCGTGACCGACCCTCACAAAATAAATGGCTTCGGATTACGCCAACAATGGCTTGGTCTGTGGAAGCACGCGATGGGTGTCCCATGATCGGTTGGCACATCTTCTCGACCGTCTGCATGATCCTCTATCCTGAGCAGTGCTACACGAAAGTGATGCCTATAGCCTACGCAACACAGCATCAATGTCTCGTCGTTCTTGCGGACCCATGGAATCACATCCGCGAATTGCCGCTGATAGTCGAGGGATCGCGCTCCATCAAACTCGGATGCAAAACTCAATGACCATCGTGTGGACCGCATGGCTGTGCATTATCGCCGGAAGCTTCGTTTGTTTCGAGGCCTTCGCGCTCAAGACCGACCGCACGACGCTATCTCGTTACGTCTGGACAATAAGTAAGGCGTGGCCGCCGTTCCCATGGATCGCTGGCGTGCTGACCGGATTTCTCGCCGCGCATTTTTGGTGGGGCGGAATAGTTTGCTTTTCACCTGTTCAATAGGAGATATCGAACATGGCAATTATATCTCAAGATCAGGTTGCTGGTCAGCTCCGGATTATTATTCCGGCGCTGGGAACCATCGTAACTGCATTCGGCGTGACCTCGGCCCAAGCCGGTAGCTGGACCCAGATTGCGCTCGGCATGGTGGGGCCGCTGTCCTACCTCATCGTAGCAATTTGGTCCTTCATCGCAAACTCTCGCGCATCGATCATGGCAGCAGCCGCAAAGCCAGCCGCTCCCGGCGCACCTCTCCCCCAAATTGTTCTTCCCGAATCCGAGGCAGCTCTTGCCAAGCAGCTACCGAGCAACGTGAACACAACTGCCGATGTGAAAGTGGTGACGAAATGAGGATCTTTCTCACAATCGCGCTGCTGCTGATCGGCTCGGCCGCACAGGCGGAAGTATTGCCACGGGCGCGCCCGGTGGCGCCTGCACCCACGCAAGTTGATGACACTCCTGCACCGTCCGGGAAATGTCTGATCCCATGGGACCCGCTGAAACTCTGCGGTGCTCTAACGGGCAAACCGGAGGAAGATTTCCAACGAGTCGTCAAGCGCATTCAGGGATTGACTCAGAAGGATTTGGATTATGCGATCCTCAAAGCTAAGAGTGCCGGGACGCTTCCGAGCAAGATTCGCCTGCAATGTCTTCAGGCAATATCTGATGCTAAAACTCAATTCGATGGCGAGCTAAAGGACGCTAATGGCAATGTCGTTCCGAGGCCTGATCCGGCATTGATCACCAGCCTCGAAGAAACGGCCGAACTTGTCGATAATCTATCTCCGCAAGGGGCGCTACTTACATCCTGCGCTGGTACGGCACAGATGTTCAAAACCAATGTTCTTGCTGCCATCAACGCAATTGTTACGGGCGCCGCTTCGATCGCTGCTGCGCCAGCAGGTTTCTAAATGCAGTCTGAATGAAAATGGACCCTCAATGGATCATTGCCGGATGTGCCGCAATCACATTGCTAATTTTGTGGACCAGCACCGTGATTGCGGCAGCCCTGTGGCTGATGAACAAGCTCAAGGAGCTGAAAAAGGAAATCCTCGCCGACTTCAAGGCCAAGCATGAGGAAAATGCTCAGAAGGTGGAGGCAATGCGAGCTCTTGTCATGCGCCACGATCTGATCCTTGATCCCGAGTTCAACGGAAGCGGGAAGAGCCGAGCCCGGCAATGACGGAACCCGGCAAGGACGCACTCACCGTCCTGATCCTGGTCGCGATTGGTCTCGTTTCATGGGCCATTGAGACATTCCTCGGGCGCTGGAAACGGTAATCGGAGTGCGTTGCCGGCTGGTACCCTAAACGGCAAAATCCTCTGAAACCACGGGGATTTGCCATGAAGCGCGTCCTATTCGCATGCCTGCTCTGGGCCGGGTCCTGCCTGGGGGCAGCGGCCTCGTCCTGCAACGTCACCGAATTTGTGCTGACCGCTGATGCAGGTGTGCAGGTCACACGCATCCCGCCGCTGGTCGACCAGGCTCCAATCACGACTTCCGGCACCAGCGCTCAATCCTCGGCATTTGGCGGCGATACAAAAATGGTGCGGGTCTGGTGCGATACACAATCCGCGGTTGCCTGGGGTGCCAATCCGACCGCGACGACGAACAACATGCCCCTGTCCGCTGGCGTAGGCGAATATTTCCAGGTGCTGGCGGGGCAGAAGGCCGCGTTCATTTTGAGGCCATAGCGATGAAAACCGTCATCGCTCTCACCCTCCTGATCGCTTCGCTGGTTGCTGCCCATGCCCTCGGGATCGGAAAAGAGGGGCTCGGATTTGGTCACCTCGGCGCGCAGCAGAAATCAATCTCGATCGCCCCACTCACCCCATGCACATCGACCGGTATCTATAATCTCAGCAATGTCTGCAACGACATCTATTTTATCGGAGCGCTGAAATGAACAAGCTTGCTCTAATCCTTGCGTTCCTGCTCGGAAGTATCGCGAGCGCATTAGCGGCCTGCACCAGTCCGGCGGTGATGCACGATTTCCCAGGCACAGCTTTCAATATGAGCCTTGCGACGAATGCGGGGGATGGCAACTGTGCATCGAATATGGCGATCATTGGAACGTTACCAGCCTTTGCTGCGATACCGGCGTTCAAATTTGATCAGACGACGCCAGGCACGACCAATGGCGTACAGATCAATGCGGCGCTTCCTGCAGGCACCAATCTTCTGGGCAAAGTAGGTATCGACCAGACAACGCCTGGAACAACCAACGGCGTTCAAGTAAATAGTTCTGCGCTGCCGACCGGTGCCTCGACATCGGCCAATCAAACCAACAAGACCCAGTTTACCCAATTAACTGACGGAACCAATGCTGCTGCTACTTATACCGGTTATGGTACGGCCCCTACAGGCAACGTTCCTGGCGTCAATGCCTTCGTCACCAATGCGACGCCCGGCATCGCTAACAACGCCGACGGCATCGCGGCGGTTGCGGCGGGTTCTACCTCTCCGGTCCCGGTCAACAACTACAATTATGTTTTCAATGGCGCGACTTGGGACCGGCTTCGATCAATCGCGGGTGGCAGCCTACAGACGGTCAATGGCGGCAATACATACAACACCGTGGCTGCATCGCAGAGCGCGCAGGCCTTGACCGGCGGCAGCGGCGGTGCGACCGGCGATTATCTGTCGCATTGCATGGTATTTCCAACCTCGACGTCTCCCGGTGTCGTCACCATCCTTGATAATGCCTCGACGATCTTTCCATTCCCAGGTGGTGCAAGTAGCCTTTCCAACTTGGTGCCGTTTCCGATCGCGATTGGCGCCAAGAGCACCAGCGGCGCATGGAAAGTAACGACAGGCGCCAATGTGTCGGTGACTTGCGTCGGGAAATTCACATGATGGTGCCGGTTCGCACGATCGCATGGCTGTTTGCCATCGCGCTTGCGATGTGTCCGACACTTTCGGCCGCGCAATCAGTGCCGCTGCCGAGCTTTCCGCCGGGATTGTTTGCTGGAAGGGGCGCGATTGATGCGCCCAGCGGCAGCGGTGCTTCCATCGCTCCGTTATTTGGCCAAGCCAGCACCGGCGGGGCAAGTCCGCTCACAATTGGTTCTGGAATCGTATTTTCGACCGGTGTTGTAGGAGTTGGTATCGCGCAGGATCGTGGCGGCGGGGCTGTGGGGGCGCCCACAGCCGTGACGATCAATGGCGTTGCAGCAACTCAAATAGGCACGACCGTCTCCGATGGAACGCAGAACGGTGTCAGTTGCTGGTACGCGCCAGTTACGGCAGGAACCGGTAACGTCACGATTACCAATGTCGGAGGTTTCGGCGAAACTGCGGCCAATGGATGGATGATCACTGGAAATCTCAGTAACATCCCAACCGCCAACAGTTCCTTCAACGGCTTTTCTCCGACCCAAGCCGATCCTCAAGGGCCGATGAGCTTGACCGTCGCTAGTGGCGGTGTTGCAATGGCGGTGGTCGGCTCTAATTTCAAGCCGGTAACCGTGAATCCGACGACGTGGGTCGCCGCGACGAGAGATGCATTGACCGAAGCAGAAAACGCCACTGGCAACGAAATCGCAATCGCAGGCGCACATATCACGGGAGCCGGAACCTTCGGTATTGAAGCCAGCGGCACGACTTCGTGGCTGTATTCCGGCATGTGCGGCGCAGCGTGGCAATGAGTAGGTGCCGTTCCGTCTTCATTTCGCTTCTTCTTATTCTCTTCGGCGCGCGGGCTGAAGCCGGCTGGGCTGTTTTCCAGGACAGCAACTCGGCCAACGCGTCTTTCACGCCACAATGGCAGGATTTCAGCCTCGGCGCCGGCGGCAATGCCTACGGGATCAAGATCTATCCTGACGGCACGCAGCTTATCCAGAATGACACCTATGGCGGTCACATCTACAAGCCGACCGGGACGTGCGTCGGATCGAACAATTCGACTTATGCCGCGCCATGTTGGCAGCAACTGATCACCGCGACCTCGCTGCCGGCGAGCGCGGTAGGCCCGCAATTCGTCGGCAGTGGCAATCTCGGCACGGCCGAACTCGTCGCGTGCGCCAGCAACACCAACGTGCTCTACATGATCTACACCAATCTGGTGTATGTCAGCACGAACCGCGGCGCTAACTGGGTAGCCACGACGCAGACCATCACGATCGCGGGCAATCGCGGTCCTGGAAATCATCCGCGCCTCGCGTGCGACCCTAATAATCCCGACGTCATCTACGCGATCTCGCCGTCGTCTGGCACCTTCGTTAGCACCAACGGACGATCCGGACTCAGCGCGGCCTGGACGCAGGTCACCGCCGTCGGTTCCGGTACCAGCGGCAATGGCGGTATCATCGCGTTCGATGCGTCATCAGCATTCTCCGGTGGCTTTACGCAGCGCTTTATGATCTGCACCTATGGCACGGGGTGCTATCTGACATCGAATGGCGGTGTGGCGGGCGGCGGATCGTTCTCACTGACCAGCTCGGGACCGACGACAGGTTTGCAGATCAAATCTGACAAGTTCGGCCAGTTCTGGGTCGTGAATACGGGCGCCAGTGTTTTCCTATTCTCGGGAGGCGCATGGTCGACCAAGACCCCAGGCGTCAACGCGAATACCATCGCGATCGATCCGAACAGCGCTTCGCAGGTCGCCAACCATCTCGCCATCATCAATTCGTTCTCGGGTCAAATTCTTGTCTCCATCGATAACGGTGGTTCATGGCAGAACACTACCAACAATCCAGGGCAGGCTGCCTCCGCTCCGCAACCGCCATGGCTCGCGACCGCCAATCAACAGAGCGCTGGATTGCCATTCTTCTCCGGTATCACGATCGAATACGATGGCTCCAGCAATCTCTGGATGGGCGCGGGTCTTGGTGCATGGGAGACGCCGGCACCGACCTCCGGCAGTTCAACGGTGTGGACCGCGAATACGGTCGGCATCGAACAACTTGTTACCAACCAGATCATCTCGCCGGTTGGCGGTTCGCCACTCGCCGCCGTCTGGGACAAGGGTTTTTTCCTTGTCAAAAACCCGGACGTCTTTCCGTCAACCTACTGGAACAATTCCCCCAATTCCAATTGCGGCCAAGCGGCCTGCAGCCCGATCATGGGCGGCTGGGCGCTTGATCATGTCGCGGGTACGCAGTTCATCACCGGCGTCGAGCGCAGTAATCTGGATTCGAGCTATTCGCCGGCGGCGTCATCGGACGGCGGCAATACGTGGACCCGATGGGCAGCCTTACCCGCAAGCCCCGACGTCGGCGGCGCGATCGCGGCTTCGACCACGACGAATTGGGCTGTCGTACCAGGCCAAAATACGGCGCTTCAATTCACGACCAATGGGGCTACAAGTTGGGCCGCCGCAACCGCAACCGGCAACAATGGCTGGATTGCCAATTACGTCAACAACCGTCAGCCGCTCGCCGCCGATCGCGTGACGGCGGGCGTGTTCTATGCGGTTGATCTCGGAACTGGGCCTGCCGGCACACAGAAGTTCTGGGTTTCGACCAACAACGGAGCCACTTTCACGAGCCCAGGCGCACCGTTCGATGGTAGTCCTTTCAACGATAGTCTGATTACCCCGCCGACGCTCGGCAGCGTCAATACCGCAGGTCACGTGTTCTATGTGACTGGCCAGCAATCCAGCCCATCGACCGGCCATATCTGGAAATCCACCAATCAGGGCACCTCATGGACGTGCCTGACTGCGACGGGGGCCGGGTGCTCCGGCGCGACGCTAACCGATCCGAATAATGTCGGCTTCGGCGCGCCTAAGCCGGGCGGTGGCGGCTATCCGATGATCTACGCTATTGCGACCATGAGCAGCGTGTACGGCGTTTATGCCAGTGCTGATGCCGGTGCGACGTGGGCGCTCATCAACGTGCCTGCCAGCCAGCAGATTTGGCCAGGGAATAGCGTTGATGATCCGACCTGGGTGACAGGGGATTCCAACGTCTATGGGCGCCTGTACGTCGCCTACCGCGGCTCAGCGGGGGCTTACATCGATCTTGCCGATGCCTGCCCCTGGGTAAACTTTTCCAACACCAACCCGAATGCCTCGCTTACTGGAACCATTACACTGACCGCGCAACATTCCGGCTTGGTGCCGGTCACCAGCGTGCAATTCAGTGTCGATGGTAGTAACATCGGAGCGCCGCAAACCGGGGCTAGCCCGTACTCGGTATCATGGAACACGGGCGGCGTAGCGACCGGAGCTCACACGCTTAAAGTTCAAGCGACCGGTAACGGCTGTTCCAGTTCAGGGAATTCGTTTTCGATACCAGTGACCACACACTGACCTATTCCAATCCTTCTGTTCCTGCGAGGTCATCTGCCGATATTTCCATTCGCCATCATGACCGCGCCACCGAAAAGCAATTGGGCCGCGCGCGATGCTGCCATCTATGAACGTTATTTTTTGCCATGGCCATGCACGATAGCATTCAGAGCCATCCGAACGATCGAGTATGACATGCGCGCTCATCAGCGGCATCCCTGCATCAGCATTCCGGCTAGCCGCGCACCGCTTTGATCGGGCTGACATTGTGGCGCAAGATAGAGCGCGCCAACGATCACCATGACCGCATAGCCGAAGATCAAAATAGTTTTCATTTTTCTAACTCACATTGCTTATTAGTGCGATTTCAGAGCGTGGCGATAGCCCAAAGCGAATCCACCCCAGCCAATAGGGATCCACATCCATTCTGGGTGTCCAGCGAATTGCAATGCCAGGCCAAAAAGCCAAAAAGCATTGCCGATCCAAAGAGTGTTTGACCGCTTGCGTTCTGTTTCACTCATGGCTTTATCTCACCGTTTGCGAAATTTGGGCACAAAATAAAGAACGCAGGCGCACATCAGCCATCCGAGCAGAAAGATCATGCAGCCAAAGAATACAATGTCCGATATGTTTATAGTCATCGCTAAGGTTACTTCATCGACTGACAGGTAAAGCTAGATTTTTTGGCAACTGCTGAAAGCGCTTGTCCAGCTTTAATACAGGTGTCCATATCTGGCATCTGCTGCACTATCGTTGGAAATTCGATCTTGCTTATACATTCACTCGAGAGTGGTGATGAGCAGGGAAAATTCCATGTCGTGATGACGATCAAAAAAACCTTTTCCATTTCTTTGCCTTCCTGTGATGAAAAGGAAGCTATTGCGATTCGGCCGGAGCTTTCTCCGTCCACCCCCATGAAATGATATTGAAGACTTCTTCCCGAACTAGCGATTCGATTTCGTCATCGGTCGCGCTGTCCTCAACTTCGATTTCGCCAGACCAATCGGCGCCTTGCTGGCCGGTCTCGAGGCTCCACTCGATCGTTCTCATGTCGTTTTCCTTTGCTGCTGATCAACGCGATCGGCGTTGAAATGGTGAACAAACTTCACCGGGTCTAACCTTCCGGCAAAAATCTATGATCGCAATGCACTGGCCACAGTTGATGCTTGCGTGTGTCTCGATCATGACATCATCTCCGAGCTCGCCTTCAGGTGCTGCTCCACAAAGCATATAGTCAGCGGCAATTATGCCCTGACAGTGTATTATACATCCTGTTTCAAGATAGTGCTTTGCCATGCTCTTTAACTACCTAGAAATGCGAATCTGTTTCAACCAATTGCCAGCCGAAGCGCTCGGAAACTGCGGCAGTCCATTGACGCGCTTCTTTAAAGTTTGCGGGCCATGTCTTGAGCGCGTAGGATAGATTGATCGTCAGCGGGCCGCTCTTGATATTAACTTCGGTGCCGTGCCTGCAGCGGACAAGGTAAAATGAATAAAAAGTCTTCGGCAAGGGAAATCCGAACACATCGGAGATCACCAATAGACTATCCGGAAGCGGAAGTGGTTCGCGGAGCCTAATCTTTGAGAGTCTGTGAACAGTCATTGCTCTGCCTGTCTACAAAGGCACATTCGGTGCCCATAGGATTAATTTTCCGCGTTTCACCTGGCCGCGTTCCCATCCAGCTTTGAGATAGCAGCATCCCGGATTGGTCGAGCGTACCCTACGCACGTCAATTTCAGTCCGCAGGCGCTCGGCGGGGATCTCTCCGTACCGCTCACGCCAGCGCCTCAAGGTCTCCTCGGTGGCCGATATGACGAGCTCGGAGGATAGGCCGGCGCCGAGGTTTCGAAACAGCATGTTCCGCAGGACGTATTTGGCGGCCTTGTCTGTCTCACCGATGCGTCCGCGACTCGAACCGGTGCCAACAGCCATCGGCGTCTTTTGCCGAACCACGGCCCATACAGCGCGCCCGCAATCGGTCACCAAAACGATCTCCTGGCCGACGCCTGTAAAGGTCTTGCTTCCTGGCGTCCGACGAGAATAGTGCGGGCCCTGTCCTTCAAACAATCCAGCGCCGTCAACCACGTCGAGTGCGCGGCGATCAGACGATGAAGACAGGAGCCATTTCATGTTTTCCGTTTCGACGCGTTAAGGTGAGGTCTGCCATTGCATCCAGTCGGCCCGCGGGAAACGACCGTTGAACGGTGACCAATCATCCGGGCGCTCTTCCACAAACCGCCATTCCACATCTTCCGGCATCACATCGTAGGATCGCAAGACGCGGTCGCGAGCGCCTTCTTCGTGGTCCGCACGAATGGCGGCGACGACGGTATCTGCATCGTCAGAGCAGCGTAATCCGCTGACCCACCACGGCGAGTGAAGCTCAAATCCGCCGAGCAGTTCTGGCGTGTGGAACCAACTCACCCAATAGTTCTTCATCTCGTTTCCCCTTGCTTGCCGTTAAGACTGATCGGTCGCAGCACCAATCGCAACATCGAGTGCGGCAAGCAGCGCCGCCGTTTCATCCTTTCCGTCGCGACGAGCTTTCCAATAGGCATCTTTTGCGGGTTCGACGATCTCGCGCCAACCAAAATCACTGGTAGGAAGACTTCGGAAATTATGGCCCATGAAAAATGTTCCCTTGCTGGTCGTTATTGCAATTTGCTTGGCGGCATCAGTGCGAGCATCTGGCCGCCGGCATAGGCCTCCGCGATCCGTGGCTTGATATGGGTCGCAACAGTCTGACCGTCGGGCATGACGATATGCGCCAGGAATTCGTCCTCGAACGATGTGATACCGGTTTCGACCGCCTCGAGCTTAGCCTTGATGACCAATGCGAGGGCACGCCAGCTCTGTCGGCAAGCCTGCTCCCATTTCTCCATCTTCTTGGCTGGGCCCATCGGGGACCCGCGCCCGTCCCGCTGAAAGCGCTTCTCAGCGATGTCCGGCGGCTGTTCGCCTCGAAGCAGACGACGGATCGGCCGGGAGCATTCATGAACGCGGTGCTGGTCGCTCCATATCGCGAAATCAGTTTCTCGATCTCGGCTCGGGACTTCTCAACAGAGACCGTGGTCCCTTCGGCGAAGCGTGCCATTATGATGCCTCTTGCTTGAGAGGAGGCCGACCGGAGCAGTTCACGACGATCTTATACCGCAGATCATCGAAGGGCTCTTTCATCAATCCAATGCCGCCAATCACCAAGACATTCCCGCCGTTGGCCTTGATCCAATGCTGCGTGGCAGCAAGTAAATTATGAGCCGGATCATCCTTTCGGAATCTCATATGGATCATTCGGCCTTTCTTCTTTGCCATCATCCTCTCCTGATATTTGCCGCGCCATGCGGCTCTATGCGTTTCAACGTCGATTTCCTTACTGACGCGGGCCTTGAATTTGCTGGGGTGTCCGGTAGCAGCTCGTTAGCGTTGCTGATTCAACCTAGTTGTCGATCGAACTCAATAATCAGGTTTACGACCCCATCGTCTCTGACGAACTTTGCAGACTTCGCGCCTCTACCCTGCTCGTCATAGACTGTCACCACGATTTCATGGTCCGGCAAGTCTTTCACGATGGCTTGGATCCAATCGCCAAGGCCCATAGCATCCTCACTGAAATCATACTCGGAGATGACCTCCGGCTCATCATCTACTGACATCACTCGGCTCCTACCAATTCTTTCATTAATGAAACCGGGATATCTCCCAGCGCGAATTTGTTGCGATCTTCGGCGCCCAAGCTGAGGACGGCTTGACGGCCAAACTCTTCATAATAGCATTTGGGATGCGCGTCAGAAACCACTTCACGATCGTCGGCCATGCCGCCGCAGATCTTGCATGTGTGCAAGTGACGAACGTCGTGAGCTTTCAATTTGGTGCGACCGTCAGGCATCCGGTATAGGTCAGTGTGGCTCATTACTCGCACCCGACAATCTGAACATCCCAGCCGCGGCCAGTGCGATCCGCATCTTGCTCCTGGTCCGGCCAAAGGAGCGTCGCCGTCTCTCCGGCCGCGGTCCCAGTCAAAAACACCGCGTTGACGGTTATCCCATCCTTATCGACGAGCTCATACCGGGTTGGTAACCCTACGGTAACTTTATGCTCATCTGTTCCGTGTGTGTTCATGACTAAACCTCAGTGTCATCTTATAAATATCAATGTCTTACGAGGTGCGTCTAAAATCAAGTATTCTAGTCTTATATCATAATCTGGGCCATTTTAAAGGGTTTTATTTCTTACTGGTAATACTTTGGTAACTTAACGGGCGTCTGCAGCGTCCTTTTGCCAGTCCGGATGATGGTGTCCATACACCTCAAGAAGGATCTTGAGAGACATCCCAAGCGAGTTGGCGGCTTCCCACGGATCGATTTTGGCGCGCATTAGAGCGGTCGCACGGGTATGCCGTAGAACATGCGGTGTAATGTGCCGAGGAAGTTTAGCGGCTGCTCTAACTCGTTCCCATGAACTGACGGGACGCTTGATCCGTTCGCCGCGGAAGCTGACGACATAGACCGCCTTCTGTCCGTCAAGCCGACGCCATCGACGAAGATGAGAGAGTAGTCGGATTCCAATGCGGACGGGCGGTGATCTTTTTTTGGTCTGTGCGACATTCACTTCTCTTCGTTTCATCACGCCGGTTTCCAGATTGATCATCGACCATTTAAGCCCGGCGATCACATCCCGTCTCGATCCCGTATACCAACCGACAAGAAAGAACCGGGCGAGATGTGGTGTTCTTCGTGCAACTTTTAAAAATCTCGCGGCTTCGCTTCTCTCCATGAAGTCGGGACGCCCCAACGGCCTAGTGGGCAAAACCACAGTCGGAACGACTTTCAGCGGACCATGTTCCCTATGCCAGTGCTTGAGTGCGGCATTGAGGAATGCCAGCTCACGCCTGGCGCAGGCTGGACTTTTACGTTGTGCCGCATAGGTTCTGCACAATGTCGCATTGATTTGCTCTACCTTCTTATCGCCCCACCATTTGCCAAGTCTTTTGATGTCATATAGGACGTGATCCTTGCTAGCCGTGTGCGACAGATGCTCAGTAAAATAGACGTCTAGGACGTCGGCGATAAACGGCGTAGGGCTATCCTTGACGACGTGTTTCGACGCGATGTGTTCCCCGAGGAATTTTTCAGCCTGTCGAGTTTCATCAAGAGCGAATCCCGTGCGGCGGCGGCTCCGTCCGTCGAGGACGGTCCATGTTCCTCGCTTCTTGTCGAACCAGAGCCGCGGGCCGGCGCTTCTACGAGGCATTTTGCATCCATGTTCTTGAGGCGAGCGAGAGTAGTCCAATAAGATCGCCCGATTTTCGAAATCACGAGATTGCCCCTGCTGGCCTCAGCGCGCAAGGTCGCAACTTTACGTCTATCGCCGAGGAATATTTCAGCGGCATGTTCGAGCGTCAGAAGCTGGTCCTCGGGGATCTCGCGCATATTCCTTAAACCGATGCTAAGGTGATTAGTCAGCCGCAGGCATTTCGAACGGGTAAACCGCCACGCGCGGCTCGACGTACACCGGCTTCAAAGACTTGTCGTTTGGATCGAGGCAGATGACCCATGTTCCATCTGCAGCGGAAGGCATATAGAGCCCATTTGGCTCGGGCTGATCAGCGTCCCAATAATGCCACTGACCTTGCGTCCCGTCGGGATAATATGGCGCAGTGACCTTCGGCGCCTTTGGCGCGGTGTACTGCGTGGAGTACGGGAATCCATATCCGATAGATGTCGCCGGACAGACGCGGTGACGCTTCCCATTGAGATCGATGATATAAGTATAGGTCACGAGATGCGGGCTATCGCGCAATTCGTAGATCGTCTTCAACATGCGCTTTTCGGTAAAGTTGGTGATCGCTGGCATGCCAACGACGGTTGACGCCTGATTTTGGTTCAATTGCGTCTGACGTGCTTCGCGAGCTTGACCGCTGTTGTCGTCCATACAGCCGGTGAGAGGCAGGGCAAGAGTGATCAGGATAAGACGCTTCATGAATTAACCTCCGAGTTGTTGGATAAAGGATTGCAAATCTAATGGAAGACGAGACTGATCAAACGCCGATGCCTCGTGAAGGGCCATCGCACGGATCGTGGCGCGCTCGTCATCGCTCTTGGCTTGCTGATATTGCAATTTGAGCCGGTAAATCTCGCGCGTCTGACCTTCGCTATAGGCGCGTGACTCGATCATCACATCGCGGCGGGTGGCTTCATATTTTGGAGCGAGATAGGCATAGAGGTGATAGCCGCCGATGCTGAGACCAACGAGGGCGCCAACGGCAAGCATGGCGATAAAGCAAAATGCGAAAAAGTCCTTCATGTTGATTTCTTTCATTATCCGATGGTTATGGCGAAGTTATTCGGCCGCGTCAGCGATAGGCTGCGGCTTCGCCTCCAATTCCCGAATCCGCTTGTCCAGCACCCAAACAACATTTTCTCCCATGCCAACGCTCTGTCGCGGCAACAGATGCAGGACAATCGCGAGGTTATCATAGGCGTCGGCCTTCGGTTGCAGTCTGTCTATCGTCGCCCGCAAACTGACGATTTCCTGCTTGCAGCGATTCATCATTTCGATAGCTTCTTGATTGTTAATGGTGGCTCCGGGCATTCTCATTCTCCTAATTGTTGAGATCTAAACCGAGCACTTTTCGCATTTCGGGCGATAATCTCTTGGCAGCTTCCTGTCCCGAAGGACTTCGCGCCCATTCGTCGCTTTCTTCCTTCGTCGCGTCGAACTCGCCATTGGCAACGCGTGATGCGAACGTTCGGAGGCCACCCGCCATCAGCTCGTTGTAGAGTTGAGTAATCGGGCAGACATGAGTGTCGGCATAATCATCAAACTCGCCGGTCTCCGCGCGCTTGGCAAATGCTTCATACTTGGCGGCCTTGTCTGCTGGAGAATTGGTGCCAATCTTCCGCAGCTCGCTTGCCAGCTTGTCTCGCGTTCGCATGCTATATGCCTTTTCAACTCGTTATGGTTTGATCTCTACGACGATCGATATGCGCATGATCCTGTTACCTTTTGCCTCGTCGTGCACGCAGAAGTATTGCTGACAATGAGCTTTCGTCGATCCTACGGTATCAACTTGGATTTTGCCGCCAGGGCTAACGATCGCATAACCCTTGGCGATATGAATGCGATGATTCTTCACTTCTGTTCTCCTGAAGCGGTCTTTAAAGCTGGATCCTTGATCTCGCTCTTGATCCATCGCCGAATGCGCAGATAGCGATCAGCCGGCGTTTCTTTTTCCCGCCCGGCTTCATCGTTCTCGTAAACGATCTCGCAAGCCATGGCCCGAGCAATGCCGAAGATCCCGGCTATCGTGTCGGCATCTTCCGGATCAAGCTGGCTCATATCGATGTTGCGCGAGAGGCCAACAGCACCGAGCGCACAAACCGCGCCATCCTTCTCGAGCTCCCAGGCGACGAGCTCCTTCACTGGCATGGCTTCGAATGTCGCGAGCATTTCCTTGAGGAAAGCTTGGCCGCGCCTACCCTGGAAAGCAGACTTGACCGCGCCCCGATATAACCAGCCGCGATTGTCACCTTCCCAGATATTTTCGTCGTATCCTGATCGGCTCATTTCGAGGCCCCGCTAGCAATCTTTAAATCTGTTTCTTCATCAAGTTTGGCGCCGCGCTCCATCTCGCGGTACTCTTGTTCCATCCAATCATCGTTGGCGTCTTCGTGACATGCGCACTCGCATGGACCGCCCTCGTGATTGACAGTCAATTCGGAAACTCCGGTGTCTCCATGATGCCGGACCCACTCCTTCGGCATTTGAGGGAGCGCGGTATTGCCGATACGCTTTCCATCCTGTCCGACAATCGGAACGCCGCAAATGCTGCTGTAAGCGCTGGCGCAATTCCATGGCGTCGGTGTGTGCTCGGTCATTTCGATATTCCTTGTTCGTCAGTTAAAGAACCCTCGCATTTGCCAACGGCAGGCTTTCCACAATGCACGCAGATGATTCCTGAATCCATCCGGGCCCTCATCGCATAGCTCAACGCATGCATGACATGGTAGATCGCCATCGGCGGCTCGTTGCCGGCTGCTTTCGTCTCCTCGATGTATTGCTTGAGGAGATCGGAGGCGTCTTTGATTGGATCGTCGGGTTCAATCTTGGAAGGGATGAGGGCGAAAGACATGGATTCACCTTTATGATCTTTTCGCCATAAAATGCGGATGCCAGATACTTGGTCGATATCAATCCAAAAAACGCCGCCGCTCCTGAAGTGCCATTCCATTCCGAAACTTGATTCATCATCTGCTGCCGCGCCTTCAGTAGGCGGGACCTCCTGCAGAAAGGCTTCGAGTATTTCTCGTGCGATCTCTTCCCGCTGCGGAGGCGGGGTGGCGGCAGCCCGGGTGTTCCATTGGATGATTGAGTCTTGTTTGGTGAACGCCGTCGTTCTGGGCCCGAAGCATTTCTCATTCGAACAATAAATTTGTCCCAGTATCCCTTTGGGATGGCCGTTACATTTGGCTTCACCACCGCAGAACGGGCATGGCTCCAGCATCATGTTTGCGTCGGTCATGGCTTTGGCTTTCTTAATGCAATCCAAGATTCTTCATATTGCGCTGTCGTTGCTCAACGACCATCCGATGGTTTTCTCGAACGGCGCACTCCAGCACTAATCCTCGATTGGCTGCGGATAGCTTCGCTAATGCATTGCCGTAATCCATTCCACGGGAAACAGCACATCCGCCTTCAGCCAGCCGCCCATCATCACAGCCGAAACCGCCCGCCTCGTGTGATGCGATATAGAGCGGACAGAACTCAATGCGAGAATGCGGACAATCGTTCATCGCTTCGCCTTCCGCTTCGATTTCTTCGGCGCCGCAGAGAATGGCGAGAGCTTAAGCGATGTGGCATCGGCGAATGCAAGACGCCAGTTATCCCACCAGAGTTTCAGTTCATACTCGCGCTCAATTTCTAATGCGATCTTCTGTGCGTTGCTCATGGTGATGGCCTTTCCTTGGGTTGAGATCATGCCGGCGCGCGCATGTGGTCGACGGCCTTCTTCACGCGTGTCTGCAGCGCCCGCCAATCGTGCTGCTCGTCCCACGCGATTGCCTTGCGCAGTTCGATCTGGTCGCTCCAGGTTTTGGCGAGAAGATCAGAATTGGTGGCGCCGAGGATGATAGTGGTCCAGCTCGTGAAATATTCGGCGGCGGTCGGGATATCGTCAGCCGCCCCGGCTCCAGGGCTGGAGGGGGTGATTGCCGGGGCACCCTGCGCCCAGCGAGCGAAAGCGGCGCCCATCTCTTCGCAGAGCGGCTTGCCGGCTTCGATGTAGGGCGCAAGATAGTTGGGAAGTTTGATAATAAAATCTTCGCCGATTTTCTCGGACTTCCAGACGGGAACCCCATCGGCGCGTGGCGGCAGGATGCATGTCAAGTCCAGCGTGTGTACGATTTCCAGCGGCGCTACCGGCTGCCAGCCGATATTGGTGACGACCTTTTTTCCATTCACAACATCCTGCTTCGTCTTCTCGCGAGCGCGGAATGTGAAGATCAGAGGGACCTTGATCTTGAGGATTCCGGAGATCAGCAGTTTTCGCGCAGCCTTCGGCTTTGCCCAGGCCGCCCACTCGTTATTGCCCATCTTCGGCACCATCTCATCGTGCCATTCGAGATAGGCCTCATGCTCGTCCGATAGGCTATCAACGATGATCGCGGCCGGTTTCATCGGCAATTGCGCGCGGATAGCATCAAGGAAATCGTTCGACCGGCCGGTCGCCAGCTCGACAATCTTGAATGGTATCTGATCGTTATACTTGCGCGCTCGGCCGCCCTCGGTATCGATCACGATGATGTCGCCGCCGCGCACGGACTGAATACCCTTCGCGATCCGTAATGCGCTCAGGCTTTTGCCACCACCAGGCGGCCCGATCATGCCGAGTAGCAGCGGTTCTTCCGAGCGGATTGCGGGAACAGCTTGATAATTCATGTTAACCGGCCATGATCAGAGATGGGTCATTCTCGATCGCTTCAGCCATCTCGCGCTGCAGCCATTGATTTTCCTTGTATCCAGGATAGTTCGGTGTGATCGAGCGGTTGGGATAGCCCGGCCAACTCGATTGCCTTGTTCCGTTCCTGATGCAGGACGACCAACGGTCGACCGCATGCTGCACTTTCTTGCGGCCCATAGTCAGCCACCGCTCGTCCATGTGCATGACGCTGAGTGCGTGGGGTTCATCCGTTTCCTGAGCGATGAAACGGAATTGACGGCGACCGGCGCCGACGGGATCAAGGACGTCAAGTCCACGCTCGATGAAAGCAGCTTGAATATCCCAACCGGCGGCCTCGGCTCGTATCCCGAGCACATGCGGCGCGACTGACATACCGGTCGACTTGAAGTCATCGACCGTGCGGAGATCGTCATGCAGCCAGTCGATCACTGATCGAAACCAGATGCCATCTTCTTCCCAGGCGATCACGACCTCGGCTGCGCCATTGGTAAACGCGCTGGAATCTTCGTGCTTCGCGATCTGCCGGAATGTTGCCTGCGCCATATTAGAGGCTCGCTCAAAATCGGCCACGAGAACGGCGATCTTGCCAGCCTGAGCAGCTTCGTCTCGCGCCAGTTTTGCTGCATTCGTGCGCCAACTGTCGCAATCAAGTACGGTAAAATCCTTGCCGCGGCCGAGCACCAGCTTATGCACCACATTACCGAGATCGAATTTGGTATCATCACCGGGCAGCCAATCGCCATTGAGACGCGGATGCACTGTCCACGCATGCCGCGGCGACCGCTCGATGATGATCTTGCACAGGGATTGCGTGAGGCTGGGCAGCGGGCATAGGTCGGCGCGATAATCCGCATCCGAAACGTCCCTATAAATTCCGGCTTTAATTATTTTCATTACTTCGCTCTCGCTGTGATCAGGATCGTGCGGCCCTGTGGACGACCTCTAGGATGAAACATCCGAAGTGCGCCCGTAGTAACCAGTGCATTGATAGTTCTAAGATCGTAGAAAGGACCAGACTTTGAACGCGCAAACCCGCGCCGAAATAACGAAAGCGGCTCAATCGTCGCTTCTATAATCGCCCGACGTTGGATGTCTGACAGCTTCACCGCCCATACACTCCGCGCTTTAGCAGATTGATAAGCGCCTGCCGGATTGCTTCCATGCCATCCAGGCCGAATATCGAGCACACGCCGACGAAAACGATCGCGTTGATATCGAGCCAGAGCATCACGCATTGATAGAGCGTCATGCCGCACCTGCCACGAGATGCGCGAGGAACTGCGACACGAAGACGAAGAGGCCAATGGCCGCGGCTTCGAGTGTGAGGGCAATGGCGATGCGGATCATCATAGCCCCCACATGCTAATTAGGCTCAGAATTGACCGGCCATTGATCGTGATCGCGAGTGCCAGGAAGATCGCGACAACCACCGCGCCTTCTGCAGCGAGCGCGGCCATGGCGGCGGCTTGCAGCTCGTCGGGGTCAGATTTGCGCATCGGAGGGCTCCTTTGCAGCAAGGCCCGCATAATGCGCCTTGAGAACGCCGTTGATTGCAGTCGCAAGAGCGCGAGCCAACATTGCATCTTGAAGATGAAAAACAACGTCGCTCCATGAGCTGTCGTTCATGCCTTCGAAATGCAAAATTAGAGGGGTCGATTCCAGATCGGCCAATGTTTCTGCATTGCGCAGTTTGAGGCGTTGAAACGATGTACTTGTATACATCACACCCTCCGCAAATCTCTGGCGTGGTCGAGCGCGGCGATGACCTGATCGAACTTGTTCATGAAGGCCTCGACGCGCGGATGCCGGACATGCTCGACCTGAGCCATCAGATCGTCCGTCACATCCCGCGAACTGATCCCGACCGGCGTGAACTCGATCTCGATGATCTGCACGACGTTCTTGATCTCGCCGGTGCGGATGTCGTGCAGCGTGTCGGCGCGGTTGGTGCGCTCGACGGGCCTCTCCAGCCAGGCTAGGCCCAGCCGATCAAAATCAGCCAGCACTAGGTGGATGACGGTTTGTTTGATCTCGGGGGCACAGCGCGCGGTCATATGCTGCGCTCCCCGTTTCCAACCTTGACGCTATGAACGGTGGCGGCAAACTCGATCGACGTGCCATCGTCTCTTCCGACGCCGCCGGCGCCCTCGATCGTGGCCTTGATCCAGACGACGACTTTGCCGCCGGCTTCAATCTTGCGGGCAAGCGCATGCCGCCCGCGCTTGACGTCGAGCAGCAGGAAGTCCGATTTGAAAGGCGAGGGGGACGGCATAGGCGCGCTCCGGTTGTTTCGGAGAACACCGTAGTTCGCAGTGTGCGAACCCGTCAAGAACTATTTTCGCAGCCTGCGAACTTTTTTGATTGGAGCCGGTGCCGGCTCGGGACCGATCTCAAGCATGAGGTCTCGGCCGGTCACCTGCATGTCGCCGAAAAGTAGCCAGTCCACGGTAACGCCGAAGCGCTTCCGCATCCTGCGCGCAGATTCCATGGTGAGGGGCCTGGAGCCGGATTCATAAGCACTTAGAGTGCTTTTGGTCATGTGAAGCTGCTGCGCAAGCTCCTGCTGCTGCAACTTTGCTCGCTGCCGCAACGCTACCAGACGCCTGCCCACGGCCTCATCTGAATCCGGTTCCATACCTTCCATGGAACCATGATCTTCAAAAAATGTCGCTTCGCAGTTCGCGAACCCTTGACTAGTTCGCATGGTGCGAACTATGGTCTCGCTCATGAATTGGGATTTAGTCATCGATGCCCTCTGCGGAGAGGCACCTGGCGGGCTTACGGCAGCCGCCGGCGCGCTGGGCCAGCTCACCTCGGTTGTGAGCGGCTGGCGAACACGCGGCATCCCGGCGGGCCATTGGGGCGCCGTGGTGGCCTTGGCGATCGATGTGAAAAAGCCGGAGATTACGTTCGAACTGTTGGCGGAGTTGGCGGCTCGGGACTTGGAGGAAGCGCGCTTGAAGCGGGCGCGACGTCTTGAAGAGGCCCGCCCATGATACTGCGGCGGGTAAACCACGTTCTGCATTCCAACTCCCCCCTGTCGCTTCAAGCGAGCGGGGAAACAAGCACAACCGGCCAGAATAGAATAGCTGTAAAAAGTCGTATTTCGGAAACTTTTTCGTCATGTTCCGCCAATGGAACAATGAGCGCACTGCAGCACGATCCACACCAGCAGCAGCATTCCCGCGCATATCAGCGTCCGCCTTCCGATGGTGTTGTGCCGCATGTCAGTCCCGCGGCCGGCCGCCGAAGTTCCAGAACCACCACAGGAATAGCCGCCAGGCGAGGTAGAGCCCGCCGAGCAGCAGCAATATTCCGATCAGCCACGCCATGTTGCAGCCCCTCCCAATCCGATCTGAGCACGAGACTACCTCGGGTTGCAATATCCGTCATGGCGGATTCATATCCGGTTTTGATCGGCAATTGGCACAAATCGATTGTAGGAGCTGGCTGAGATGGATGTCTCGAAGGCGCTGAGAGAGCTGTCGCAGCCTCAGATGCGCGACGAGAAGATCACTGTCATCATTGAAAGATGTGCCCATTTGGCAGGTCTTTCCTACTCTCGTTGCTATGAAATCTATTACGGCCGCGCTCGTCGTATTGAGCCGGAAGAGATCGCGCGTATCAGCGACGCCCTGAAACAGAAGAACGCACGGGATGCGCGACATGAACTCGCGGAACTTCGGCTTAGGCTCACGCGACTTGAAAACCTTTTGCTGCAAGCTGATGAGGAATTCCATCGCGAGGATATTGATCAAACTCGGGATGTGCTGCGCCGCCCTCGCTGAATGGATCGCCCCATGGATAAAGCCCGGAGCTGCATGATGCTTAGGATCAGACAGAGGGTCGTTCTGGTGGGCTGGCCTTATGAAAGGCTGATTGCAGGCTGGCGCAATATCGGCGCGCTCTATCCAAGCGTCGGCGAGGTCTACACCATACGCGCGATCAAGCCTTGGAAAGCCAGTCCAGTTCTTCTTCTGTGCGAGATCGACAATTCGCATCTCGGTTTTCCGCTGGAGCCCGGATTTCGTCAGGAATTTTTCCGCCCGATCGTCGAGCGCAAGACCAACATCTCTGCCCTGAAGGCGTTGCTGGTTCCTGCGAACAAGCAGGCGGAGCATGTCTAATGATCAAAATTCCGGACGCCCTCCCCAATCCTTGGATTTTGAATAGCGGGGCACCACAGCCTCGCGGAGAGCCTGCGCACACAAATGCCGCTCAGCCCGTAGGCTCTCCAAATCTTTCGGACGGCGTCCTTTTTAGCTCTCTATCCTCGGAAGAGAGTGATCCCTCGGTGACGTTGGATTATGCGCCGTCCGAATCCGTTTCGCATATCCACAATCGCGACCACGGTGAGTTGCTCCGCGAACTGGACGAACTGATCCGCGCCAACGATCTCACCTGCGAGAAAAGCCTGGTCGAGATCGCCGAGGACGACGATGTGCCGCTGTTCCTGCGCAGGAAGGTCGGCTGATGGACGCGATCACGTCTTTTGCAGATCCTCCATTTGCCGTCGCGCCGGATATCGTGCTCGACCTACCGGCGCCGATCTCGGCCAATGTCGCGCGCAAGATCAACTGGGCTGCTCATAAGCGCCTGACGGACTGGAAGCGCGGCGCTGATGGCTACGTATTTGCGGCCAAGCGCCGAGCTATCAATCCTATCAAGCTGGAGCGCGTTCCGCGGTTCGAACTGACCGTCGTGCTGGACGAGGAGTTCAATGATCTTGACCTCGACAATTCGCTTAAAACATTGATCGACTATCTCGTCTGGATTGGCCTGATCGAAAACGACGCGAAGAAGAACATGCGCGGGCTCCACGTGCTCTGGGGTGAGGCGCCGCAAGGCTGTCGGGTGATCGTGAGGCCGTGCGAATGACTGATTCTGGCCAGCTTACCTTTCTCACGATGGGCGGCGCCACAGTCACGGTGCCCAAGCGCAGCAAGCATCATATCCAGCAGCGCGGCTATGCCTCGCCGCCAGGAACGGGCCCAGCAGGAGAGACCTGCGGTTCCTGCAATCACTGCGCTCGCGATCGAGAAGGCCGTTATCGCAAATGCGAGCTTAACCGCGCCGCATGGACCCGTGGACCACGCACCGACATCCTGGCCAGATCGCCCGCTTGCGCCAAGTGGGAGAAGCCAGAATGAGTCGGAGCCATCTTTCCCAGGCCGAGCTGGCCGACCTGCATTCGGTATTACGGCGGGCGGCCGAACGCGCGGAACGGCGCCGCAACCAGCGGCCGGAAGACGCCGAGGCCGAGGATCACGCTGAGCGGCTCGCGGCCGAGGTCGCCAATCTTGCGCGGGAATTGGAGAGAACGTGACCTGCAAAATGGATGAGCCCTGCTACGTCTACATACTGGTAGATCCCCGCAATGACGGGAAACCGTTCTACGTCGGCATTTCTAATAATCCCCGGTACCGATTTTACTCGCATTGCCATGATCGGTGCTCTGCTGTGTGGGATTTTCTGAATTTCCTGACGCAGAACTGCGACATCGAACGCGATGATATCCTCAAAATTTATGAGCACTGCCCAAATCGCAGTTCAGCATTCGATCTCGAATATCGGCTCGTCACAACGCTTCCTGGCCTATTCAATAGACCCTACCGAAGGGGAAAATCTTACGCATGAATGCGCGGACCCCGATCGCCGACATGATCGCTGAGATGCACGCAAGCGGCATTCAGTTGGATATGATTATTGTCGCCGTGCGATCGATGGAACGCGCTATGTCCACCCGACATCCGGTGGATGAAGTAGCTGAAAAACGACGTGCATGGGACCGGCAGTATCGCCGAAACAAGCGACTACCGCGTCCACCCGATCAACCCGATATCCACCCGAATCCACCCGATGTCGGCGATATTGCTCTCTCTTCCTTAGAGAAGAAAGATAGCTATTCAGAAGTAGTTAATAAGAAAGAAAAGAAAGAGCGCGGTCACAAACTTCCACCCGACTGGAAACCAAATCGGCACCACTACGACGAAGGTGCGTGTCGAGGCATGAGCTTTGCCGACGTCGATGAGCGCGCCACGCGCATGCGCGAATGGTGCGATGCAAATGCAAATCGATCGATCACCACCAAAGCCAATTGGGACGCTGCGTTCATGGGCGCCTGGCTCAAACAGGAAAATAATCGAAATGGCCAGCGAACTGGAAATACGCGCACAACTGGACACGATGCGATCCTTGCCGCTGCCACTCGCGAGGCTCGAAAGATCCCTGGGGACGGTGCAATGGCCGGATCAGCCGATGAGGCTGAATTTCCCTTCCGGCATGAGCCTGAGCGAGGATCAGCGGGCCTCAATTCAAGAACGAATGGACACGCTGATCCGCATCACGACGGGCGAAAACCTCAAGCCAGCGGAGTGCTCGAAGGCGAGGTTATCGCTCCTGACAAAGCTGCTGCTGGGGTATCCAGCCGCGGGCTCGGCCACTGAGAAAGCTGCCGAGGCACGCGTGGGATTCTATCTCGAAGCCGTGGGGGATATCGCACCGTGGGCATTGGATGCCGCGATCAGGCGATGGGTGAGGGGAGATGTCGAGAACATCAACGTCGATTTTGCGCCGAGTCCAGGGACGCTGCGCCGTATCTGCGAAACTGAATTGGAGCCGTTCTCAAAGCAGATTGGCCAGCTCAAGCGCCTGTTGTCCGCGGTGTCGATCGACCGCGCGATGGACCCCACACCGCTCTTGGACTCGCATAGCGTTGTGCGGCTGAGAGCCGCCGAATGAGCCGCGCCCCACAATCGATCTGGGTTCCGCGCCCGCCAGCACTGGATTACGCCTGGATCAACGGCGCCCGCTACATGCGGGTCGAGCACGCCGCGGACCAGATGCTGATTGCGTATGAGCATGGGCGGCAGGATGCGGCTATCGAACGGATGATTGCGGAGGCCGCGGAATGAAATACCGCTGGGCATCTCCGTCGAGACCTGATCTGAACAATACATTTCGCATCTGTAAAAAATGCGGGCTGGTGCGCGTCACACGGCATGAACCTGATAATCGGCCCCAGCATTGGATCGAATTTCACAGAGATGGTCGCAAGCTTCCCGCCATCAAGACTCCGGTATGCGAGGCCGCAGAATGACATGGATGGCGAAGACGACATCACCACCGCGATCCGCCGCGCTACCGCGCATCTGGTTGCGTATCGCTTCAGGCTGGAAAATGCACGTAACGAGAGGCGCAAACTGATGGCCATCGAGATCAAGGGGCTGAAGCTGCAGGCAATGACGGCGCGGGGTCATCTCGACCGGCTGAGCCAGGCCTATGCCAGATTCAACGAGGCGGCGCCGGCGCATGCTGCTGACGTCGAGGGCATGGCCGAGCAGGTCGGCGAGATGGCCTCAGATCTCGAGTTCGCCACCAATCTCCTGGGAAACTCCGCCGCGGTTTCTGGGCATCGCGAGAGCGAGCCAGGGAATGGCGCCGAGAAGCCCCAGAAACCGCCCGTGGTGCCGCCAAACCTCCTGGCCGGTGCTGGTGACCTCAATCAGCCCAAAACCGCTCCTGAGGCCCCGCTGGCCTCGCAGCAGGCAGGCTCCCCCGCGTCCGGTGAGCCCGCCACGTGACCACACAGGACGCATCCCGAGGTGGTGAGATGAAATGCTGCGAATGCAAATTTTATCTCACCAGACGAAAAGATGGAATGCCGGCCGAGGAATGTCATCGATATCCGCCCCTAGATGTTCAATGGCTGGATTATCATTCGGCAGACCTTCTGCGCGACATAGCATGGTCTCTGAATAAGATAGCGGGAATTTCCATTCCGGAATCTCCTTCTATTCCTATCAATTCGGAAGCCACGGAAGTTCCGAGGCTTAAATGGCCGTATGTCGATGAAAATGATTGGTGCGGGGAGTTTCAACAAAAATGAGCGACCTTGGCATCGACCGCTATGAGCTCTACCGCGTCATCACGGACATGGATGCGCTGCACGAGGCCTTCCGCGATCGGTTCGAGGACCTGCAGGCCACCCGCGAGGCCATCGACGAGGCAGGCGGTTTTCAATCCGGATATGCCGGCAAGCTGCTCTGCAATCCGCCTATGAAGTCGTTCGGCCGCCAATCCCTGCCGCGGATGCTCAAGGCCGGGCAAATGGCGCTCATCCTCGTGATCGACAATGAATGTTTCGCCCCGGTCAAGGAACGCCTGGAAAAGCGCAAGCGTCCCATGCGAAGCATCGTTCGCATCAAGCGGCCTAAGTGGCTGTTCAATCGCGAGAAAGCCAGCAAAGCTCGCAAGAAATACCTGCAATCCATTCCCGAGGCCAAGCTCGCGAAGAAGATGCGAAAGCTCGCAAAAGGCCGCTGGATTGCGCATCGTCGGCGCGAGCGGGCTTTAGCTCAGTTGGAGTGCGTCGCTGAGATCGCGTAAATGCGCATGATCGGCGGATGGCAAATCAGCGGCCCGATCCTCAGGACCTAAAGCGCAAGCTCGTTGATATCAGGCTGCGCTACGACAGCCATTCCCGCGAAGTCCAAGCCAAGAATACCAATAGATCCCGTGGAATGGCCGCCATCAGGCTGGCCGAGCTTACCCGCTGGTTGAATGACGTTTACGGTGCCGGCGTCGAGCTTGATCCCGACGACTTCCCCATCGTCTACGTGTTCGTCCATCATATCGGCGCCCTCAAGGATGCCGCGCGGCGGATCAACGACTGGGTACGCACCTATGCTCCATGGATCAGCCCCCACGATCTCGAGCGCCTGATCCTGGAGACCGAGCTCAAGCCACGACGTTGGACTGCCGACAAGCTCGGTCGCAAGATCACGCTCACAGATGAACAGCGCACCAGGCTCAAGATCAAGACCATAGGCGCTTTCGGCATCAACAAGGATATGCGCCTCCAAAATCGCCGAAAGGCCGAGGCCGAGCGTCAGCGGGGCCAACGAGCCGCCATCAAGGCAGCCAAACCCGTACGCAGCATATAGATGCTGTAATATGCTGCGTACGCTCCCAATCACGGGTGCGTTGTCCCAGCCCCGCCCCAGGCTCCATCCTCGCGTCATGAGCGAGCTTGCCGTCCTTCCAGCCAAATCAGACCAAATCGACGCCAAACCAGCGCGTCAGCCACGCATTCCTCCCAAGATCAGTCAAATCGTCGACTGGCTCGTCTCAGGCACCTGCAAGAACCAACAGGCCGCCTGCGAACGCGCAAATCTCGATCCGTCATACGTCTCCCGTGAACTCAGGAAGGTCCATGTACGTGTGTTTATGGAGCGCCGTGCACGCGAAACCATCGCCAACGGTACTATGAGGGCGTCTGCGCGGGTGTTGGAATTGCTCGATGCATCATCGGATCACGTCAGCTTCGAGGCCAGCAAGCATGTCCTGGCCATCGCTGGCATCAAGCCCACTGCCGACGCGCAAGTATCTGTCAACATTGACATAAAGGCCGGTTACGTCATCGATCTGACGGATGAGCCAAAGCGGCCAGCTATCACAATAGAGCATGACTGAGATTATGCGAATGAGATCACACGAGCAATATCAATAGGTTATTAGAGAATGTTCCATAATGACGGTTATGCGAACTTCGGGAACGTGTGATGTCGATGCTGGATGGGTGGCCATCGATCTCGGATCAGCGGTGAGGCAAGGCCGGGGGGAAAATTCGAGGGCGCGCGTGCCGGCTGATGTCCGCCCCTCGCTGTTATCTTTTCTATTCTTCGCGGCTGATTTTTGTTTTTCTGGAATTTTGTTTGGGAATTGACAGATGCGCACCCTCGACAAGCCTGTGACGATTTTCGAGTACCGAAACGGACGTCCGTTACCGGATTGGTTTGTTGAGCGGTACGATGACGAGCTACGGGCGTGGGGGGCGAATTTCTCGAAGATCGGGCCGATCAAGTCGATTGTGTTGCGGGAAGGGTATTTTGCGGATTTGTCGCCGGATGCGGAACAGGGGGCGGTACTGCTGGGGGTGAAGCTGATTGCGGAGGTGTCTTCGCGGCGGGACCTGGTGACGGTGCGGCCGCTGGGGGATCAGGATGAGGCATTGATTGCTCGGCATTGCGAGAAGATGCAGCGGCTGGGGGTTTGGGCAAGGGCAGTGCTGCGGGAGCCTGAGCGGCCTGGGGTGCCGTTCATGCCGAACATTTACCGGCAATGATTGAGTATGATCCCGCCACGGGATTCCCGGTGTTTAAGCCAGATGGCGCGGTGTTGCGGGCATTCATGCGGGACAATGTTTCGCGGGTGAAGATCATTCAGGGGCCGGTCGGCTCGGGTACGTCCTCGGCGTGCTGCATGCATGTGTTCCAGCGGGCGCTGGCGCAACCGATTATCCAGCGTGACGGTAAACAGCGGCAGCGGTTCCGGGCGCATATTTTCCGCGAGACCTATTCCAAGCTGGAGGAGACCACGATCCCGACATGGAAGGACTGGTTCCTGCCGGGGACGGGCGCGGGGCAGTTTGGGGTGTTCTACGAGACGCGGCCGTATCGGCATGAGATCAGGGTGGGACCGCTGGAGCTCGACGTCACGTTCATGGCGCTGGACGATATCCGGGATGCGAAATCGTTCTTCATGTCGCTGGAGACCTCGCTGATCTGGTTCAACGAGGTGCAGTTCGCGCAGTACGAAGTTTTCTCGGAGGCGGTCGGGCGCGTCTCGCCGCCGCGGTTTCCGGCGATGAAGGATGGCGGCTGCACCTGGGGCGGGCTGATCGCCGACACCAACGCGCCGCCGGCGGATCACTGGCTGCCGATCATGCGGGGCGACGTGCCGCCGCCGGACTGGATGAGCGAGGAGAAGCGGCGCGCGCTGAGGAAGCCGGCGAGCTGGGGCTTCTACATGCAGCCGCCCGGGCTGCTGGAGGATTTCGAGGAATATCAGGACGGCGGTGGCAAGCGGCAGAGCAGGCTGATCGGCTACAAGCCGAATCCGGAAGCGGAGAATCTGAAATACCTGCCGGCGGCGTTCTACGAGGAGAAGATCGCAGGCAAGACCAAGAGCTGGATCGACGCCAACATCATGAACCGCTCGTCGGTAGTGACCGACGGCCAGCCAGTCTATCCGCAGTTCCGGCGCGACGTCCATGTCAGCGATCGACCATTGGAGATTGTGGCTGGCGTACCGATCACGGTAGGGCTGGATTTCGGCCGCATGCCGGCGGCGCTGATCACGCAGAACCTGCGCGCGGACTGGTTCGTGCATCGCGAGTTCATCGGGCGCGACATGTCGGCGGTGGAGTTCGCGCCGCTGCTGAAGGCGTATCTGGCGCGGGAATATCCGGGCTTCACGTTCAATTTCTGGGGCGATCCGGCGGGCCAGCATCGCGGTCAGGCAACTGACAAGACGCCATTCGAGGTGTTCGAGGAGCATGGCATGCGGGTGCTGCCGGCGCCGAATCCGCAGAATATGTATTCGATCCGGCACGAGGCGGTGAATGCGATTTTGATGCGGCGCTCGAGCGCAGGCGAACGGCCTAGCGCGCTGCTGGTCGATCCCGGTTGCGTCACCTACATCACGGGCATGTCGGGCGGCTATTTCATGCGGCGGCTGCGGGTGTCGGGCGAGCGCTACGCCGAGGAGCCGGAGAAGAACCAGTATAGCCACATCTGCGAGGCAGGAGAAAATGCATTTCTGGGGGGCGGCGAGGGGCGCGCGGTGACGATGGGGCGCACCGCGGAACAGCATGGCATCCGCGTCTATGCGGGCAAGAAGACCATGCGCCGGATCGTGGCGTGAATTACGAGCCCGAAGTCTGGAATGTCGTGTTCAACCGTGAGGCGGCGTCGGGCTGGGCTAAATGGGTGCCGGGCCGCTACAAGCATGTGCGGGCTTATGCCTTCGTGCCGGCGACCAGGACCTGGCTGTTCTACGATGTCAGTTTCGCCGGCACTGTAATTGCGGCGATCCCGCATGGCGAGGATTCCTATGCCAGGATCTGGGAGTTCATCGGCCCGGAGGGGGCTTCCGATATCGTGGCCATGAAGCGATTACCATCGCGGCGGCGCCTATTCCCGTGGTCGAACTGGTGCACCCCGGCGCTGCGGCACCTGCTGAACTTGCCTGGTAGTGCGTTGCGGCCAGACAGCTTCCATCGCGATTGTCTCGCCAACGGTGGAGTGCCGTTCGAGGCAAAGTATGCAAGCGCCGCAATACCAGCAGCCCCCGCCTGATCCGACCATCACCGCGCTGAATGCAAAGGCGCAGACCGATGATGTGGCGGCGCTGCAGCAGACCGCCTCGATCGACACCGCCTCGCTGATGGCGCGCTATGGCACCCGGCTCGCGATGGCTGGCGCGATGCCGCAGGGTGCACCGCTCACCGTGACGCCGCCGCCGGTGGTCCGCTGATGGCGGACCACAAGGACAACCCACTGGAGAAAGAGGGGCTGGCCCGGCTGGCCGAATGCCGGCGCTGGAAATCGATGTGGGATCTCGAACTGCGCGAGGCCTATTTCATGGTCACCCCGCAGCGCCAGCGCAATATCCTGTCGACCTCGGCGCCGCCGCAGCAGCGTCTGCTCGATGCTGCCGAGCTCAACACCGATCTGGGCATCGAGCTGGCCGGCGATTTTGCAACCGAGGTGATCAACACCTACATGCCCGAGGCGACGCCATGGTGCGAGCGCGGCAAAGGAATGTTCATCACGCAGGCGCAGTTCGAGACCGTGGCCAAGGATGCCAATGAAGGCGATGCCGCGATCTTCGATGCGATGAAGGCCTCCAATCTCTACAGTGAAATCTCCAAGGCATTCGATCCGGATTTGTCGATCGGCACGGTCGGGATGTGGATTCAGCCCTCGATGCCGGGCGGCCCGATCGAGTGCCTCGCGACGCCAATCCGGGAGTTCGAGATCAACCTCGGCCCGAATGGCGAGATCGATGACCGCTTTGCGATCCGCTACACCCGCAACAGCTTCGTGCAGAAGCTGCTGGGCGATGAAATCTTCGCCAAGGTGTCGGAAGAAACCAAGAAGATGCTGAAGGAAAAGCCCGCCGAGCGCACCGAGCTGCGCTGGGGCTTCTGGCGGTTGTGGAACGATCATTCGGATGAATGCTGGCAGCATGTCGTGTTCGTGGCCAAGGAAATGGTCCACGACGTCGTGATCAAGGGCGAGGGCTGCTGTCCGCTGCTGATCTTCCGCTGGAATCCAAATCCGGACTGGCCATGGGGGCAGGGCCCGGAATTGCAGTACATGCCGACCCTGCGGCAGGTCGATGAGCTCGAGGACATGCGGATCAGGCACGCCGAAATGGCGATTTCGCCGCCGATCGGCTATCCCGACGATTCCTTTGCCGCGATCGAGCAGGGGCTCGAGCCCGGCATGGCCTATCCGATGCGGGCCGGCAGCGCCAAGGAAGTGGTGAAGATCTACGAGCCGCCGCCCTCGAACCCGGCCGATTACCAGTACGAGGAGAAGGAGAAGCGGCTGCGCCGCGGCTTCTTTGTGGATTTCCCGGAGCAGACCGGCGATACCCCGCCGACGCTGGGGCAATGGCTGGATGAGATGGCGCGCGCGCAGCGGCGCATCGGCCGGCCCGGCCTGCCGTTCTGGCGCGAGGGACCTGCCAAGATTTTCCTGCGTTTCAAGTATTTGCTGGAGCGCGCCGGCGCCATCAAGCCGATCGTGGTGGATGGCAAGACCGTGGCGCTGATGCCGTACAATCCGACCCAGCGCGCCGCCGAGCAGCAAGAAATCGCGATGGCGGTGCATGGCCTGCAGATCGCGGCCCAGCTCTGGCCTGAGGAATACAAGCTCATCGTCGATGGCAAGGCCACCATGATCGGACTGTTCAAAAAAATGCGGATCGAGCTGATCAAGATCCGCGATGAGAAGACTGTCAAATCCGTGCTCGGCCAGATGAGCCAGCTGATCGGCTCGACGCCGCCCGGCGGCCAGAAGCCGGCGCAGATCGCGACCGAGGGACAGGCGACCGCGGCATGACCGACGAACCCGTTAATCCATTCCAGGAAGAGGCCGATGCGATCCTTGCCATTGCCGCGAGCCGCGATGGCGCCCTGCTGCACCGCTACCTGCGCCGGGTGCTGGAGACCGTGGTCGATATCCAGGAGACCGGTGCGTTGTACGCCCACAACGGGCGACGCAGTTTGGCGCGCGATCTGATGCGCATGATGGCCGAGGGACTTGATGCCGGACGAACAGACCCAGGGAACGACCCAATCCTCGCAAGGAACGCAAGGCCAGTCCACGTCAGCTCAAGGGTCAGGCGCGACCCAAACCAGTACCCAAGGGTCGACAGCTACCCAGACAACCTCAACCCAGACGGGTCAGACCGAGCAGCAAACGACGGCGCCGGCAAGGCCGGCTGATCTCCCGGAAGCCTTCTGGGATGCCCAGAAGAACGCGGTGAATACCGCCAAGATCAACGAAATGATCGTGGCGAACGCAGCCAATGAATCGCGCCGCCTGTCGCTTCCGCAGAAGTCGGAGGATGTCAGCCTCGATCTGCCCAAGGAGTTCAAGCTTCCGCAAGGGGTCGATTTCAAGTTCGATCCCGCCAAGCCGGAATACAATAAATTCCGCGAACTGGTCGTCGCCGAGGGTATTTCGCAGGCCACCGCCACCAAGCTGACCGGCCTGTTCGCCGAGATCATGGTCGGCGATCAGGCTTCCATCCAGGCCTTCGAGACTGCCGAGATCGCCAAGCTCGGGGCCAATGGCCCCGCCCGCGCCACCGCGGTGAAGACCGGCATGACCGGCATGATCGGAGAGGCTCTCGCCGGTCATCTGCAGGTCATGACCCGCACCGCCGGCGGCGTGCAGGCATTGGAGGCGATTCTCGCCAAGTTCTCCTCGCAGGGCGCGGCCTCGTTCTCGCAGGCGCATCGCGAGCCGGGCCAGGGCGGCAACAAGGTCTCCGAGGAACAGTGGGCGACGATGAGCCCGGCGGCGCGGCTGGATTATTCCCGCCAGTTCGATCAGTCCCAGTTCCAGAAGACGGGGTGATCCATGACCGTCCTCACCATCACCATCGTCGACCAGGCTTTCGACAGGAAATCCGCCGAGATCGCCTACCTGCAGCGGGTTCTCGATCTGGCGAAAAACGAGATCGGCCGGGCCCGCGGCACCGTCACCTCCGGAGCGATCATCGGTCAAAGCGCGGCCGGGGTCGCCAATACCAGTCTCGGATCATGGGCCTACGCGTCCAGCGCCAGCAACCCATAGAAGGACCTTGAACCATGGCCATCTCGAATCTCATTACCCTTCCGGAATATGCGAAGGGTTTTGCGCGCGAGGACGTCCGGCGCACCGTGATCGAAATGTTCACGCAGTACAGCGACATTTTCGAGGTGATGCCATTCGAGACGCTGCGCGGTTCGAAATATACCGGCTACCGCGAGGCCGCGCTCCCAGCGCCGGTGTTCCGCGCCATCAACGAGGCTTCCTCGTCCGGCCACGGCACCATCTCGCCATTCGACGAGTCGACCTACATCATCGACCACGATATCGACGTCGACCGCGCGATCCAGGACCGTCACGGTCCGGAGCGCCGCAACTACGAGGAGCGGATGGGCATCACCGCCTTTGCCCGCCTCTGGGTCGATACCTTCATCAAGTGCGACCAGTCGACCAACCCGCGGGTGTTCAACGGCCTCAATGTGCGTGCCCGCAAGTTCGGCCGGCTCTATCACAACTCCACCGCCTCGGGCGGCGCCGCACTGTCGCTCGCCAACCTCGACCAGTTCCTCAACAACATCTCGCGCAAGTCCGGCACCACCTATATGATGGTGCCGTTCGTGTCGCTGCCGCTGTGGATCCAGGCCGCGCGCACCCAGACCCTGACCGGCTTCGTGATGCAGACCTGGGATCAGACCGGCCTGCCGAAGCTGTCCTACGCCAATCTGCGCATCCTGTTCGGTTATCCGAAGGACGATCAGGTGCCGGTGCTGCAGTTCAACGAGGTCGCCACCGGCGGCGGCTCCGCGGTCACCGCCTCGCTCTACGGCCTGACGCTCGGCGAAGGCATGATGCGCGGCATCACCGTGCGTCCGCTGACACCGGAAGATGTCGGCTTGCTGCAGGACCGCAAGACCTACCGCACGCATATCGGCTGGGATGTCGGCCTGGTCGACGAGTTCAAATACTGCATGGGTCGTCTCGACTCCTGGACCAACGCGCCAATCGTCGCTTAACCCTTTAGGAGGCCCCGATGGGTGACCGTACATATTCCTTTGACGCCAATGCCGCCTTGTCGGACGGCGCCGCTGCCATTGCCGCTACCGGCTATTCGCAATATGCCGGCTCTGATGGCCTGTTCGATTCCGGCGGCAATCAGAACGTTACAGTTCAATTGCCTTCGATTGCGGATGGGTCCGGCATCATTACGCCGCAGCAGGCCCGCATCGACGCCGCCCTGGTGGTCGACCTCACGGCGGTCACCACCTCGGGCACAGCCTCGGCCAAGCTGATCCTGGTCGGCTCCAATGATCCCGCTTTCGGTGCTGGCAAGTCCGCCCAGCTCGGCATGATGGAGTTCGGCGCTGCGGCTTCGCTGGAGCAGGCGAATGGCTTCCTGACGCCGGCGCCCAACGCGGTCGGCGGCTCGCGCTACGAACTGATGTTCACCAACGAGCAGAACAACGTCAAATACCAGTTCATCAAGCTCTATGTGGTGATCGCCAACTCGGGTTCGATCACCTTCAAGGCGTTCATTGCCGTATTGCCGGAGCCATAGCATGACCGAGAAAAAGCCGCCGCGCACCGGGATCGTGCCATCGGACATGGATGCGCAGGGCAATGTCGTGCTGTGGGATCATGGCCCGGCTGATGCCAAACATCAGGCCCCGGTGCCGGTCATCCTGCATGCCGGCGATGCCGGCCACGCCATGATGATCGATCCGGAGCGCTATGCGCTGGAGCCGTTCGAGCTCGATGAGGATGAAATCGCAGGGCGTGTCCAGGATATGAAGGCCAAGCGCGAGGCGGCGCGGGATTTCGCGCAGCACGCCATCGACCGCCGCAACGCAATCGCGGCGATGATGTCAGACCGCGCGCAGGCCAGGCTGGTCGAGCAAGAACCGGAAGAGAAGGCTATCTGATGGATCTGGAATTCACCAGGATCACCAATTCGCTCGCCCCGGAGCTCGCCAAGACCTACGTGATCTTATGGGACATCGGGCCCTTGAAGCCGTCCGCGCCGGCCAAGCCGGTGGCCCCGAAGGGCAAGGAAGGCGAGCCCGAATACGACATCGCCATGGTCGAGTTCAAGGAATCGCTGGAGGCCTATGCCGAGGCCAGGAAGGCCTATCTGGCCGGGCTGAAGGAGCACGCGATCTGGCAGAAGGATCAGGGCGGCGCCATCGAGCGCCAGATGTTCTCCTGCGACGCCAATGACGCGCTGGAGCGCGCGCCGGAACGCTATTTCATCTCGTCCTCGACCCGCGGCTATTCCCAATTGAAAAACCAGGGCCTGCCCGCCGGCTACCGGCCGGGCCGCGGCCATGACGCCAATCTCGAGCGCGCGCGCCAGGGCGAGGCCGAATTTGCCGCTGCGCGCGCCAAGGACCCCGTATTCGGAAACCCGGAGCTACGCCAATGATGATCCGTCGCCTTCTGCTCGCGCTTGCGGTCGCTGCATTTGCCGCTCTGCTGGGCGCTCCGGTACAGGCTGCCCAGGTCAACATGTGCGCGGCCGATGTCGCCGGCGGCGTGCAGGGCCCGCGGACCTTCGGCGGCACCGGCAGCCAGGTCCCAAGCGGCGCGACCTACATCCTCAACGGCCAGGGCTGCGCGCTGGTCCAGTTGGCCGATGTCGGCTATTTCCAATCCCAGGGCTTTACCCAGGCTTCCTCTCAGAACGCCATCGTCTTCAACACCGGCATTGCCACCGGAACCACTAATTTCGTCATTGGCACCCTGCCGGCCAAGGCCTATATCCAGCAGATCATCTTCTCGAACTCGGTAGCGGCCACGGCCGGAACCATTTCGATCGGTTCTACTGCTAGCGGCACTCAGATCGTGACCGGTACGGTTGTCGGCGCCTCCGTCGATATCGCGGCGACCATTTTGCTGCCTGTAAGCGCCACTGGCGTTGCGACGTCCCTCAATATGTCATCCACCGCATGGAACAGCTCCAACGTCACTGTAACCGTCGTCTACGGGTATTACTGAAATGATGATCAAAACCACCGACTACGACGACTTCAAATTTCTTATTGCTTCGGCATCGTCTAACGTCAGTTACTTCGATGGCACGACATATTTTGTGGTGTATTCTTTTACCACAACCTATGCGATCGAATGCAAGATTCCGGCAAAGCCAGCAACGTGGGCAGCCGATCTTGGCGTCTCTATCCCGCCGTCGCCACATCAATTGAACGCGCCACTTGAGTTTGTAGACTACTGATTTCATCCACTTGGCCATGGTACCTCCGCCCTCCCACTTGCACCGGGAGGGTTTTTCTTTGGTGCGTTGCCACCCCTGACCGCCCGCGCAAGGTGGTTGCATGGCAGCCTTCGAATGGCCGGTCGACAAGCTCGGCGTCATCAATTCAGCGCTTTCGCAAACCGGCGATAATCTCGTTGCGGTTGCCGATGACGGCTCACCGGAATGGACGGTCTGCTCGCCCGGCTACGAACGCGCGCTGGCATACATGATCGAAACTCATGGCTGGTCGCAGGCGACCGATGTCCGCATCCTGCAGCCGGCCGGCAATGTCCCAGACGACGATCAGTTCGACACCGCCTATCCGCTGCCGGACGATCTCGTGCACCTGATCTGGGTGCGCATTTCCGACCTGCCGACGGTCTGGGGCCTGCTCAACAATCAACTCGTAGTCAATGCGCAGGGCGGTCCGCCGCCACCGCCGGTCGGTACCGTCACGCCCGCAATCGTCACCATCAAAGGCATCTTCTCAACCAATTCCGATCCGGTGAACGCCACGCCGACCTTCGTGGTGGCGCTGGTCGCCTTCGTGATGTCCGGCGTCTATCGCGGACTGCACAAGGATGTCGGCCAGGCCGAGCGGATGTGGAACAGCGGGAAGGCGCTGCTGCAGGAGGCGATGACCCGCCATGATCAGCAATCACCGAAACGGTCGATGTTCAATTCGCGTCTTTCAGCCGCCCGCCGCATTCGCCGCCCGTGGCCGATCGTGCCGCCGGGATGGGGTGGAACTGGCAGTCCGGGGTGATCTGCCATGGTCCAGAAAATGCTCGGCGGCCAGCGCGATTTCTCCTATGGAGAGGTCGACCCTGATCTGAAGCGGAATGACGATCATCCCGCGCGCAAGGGCGGCCTGCGGCAGATGGCGAATGCCCGCATCCGTAATTCCGGCGCGATCCAGAACCGGTCCGGCCGCCGTGCGCTCTATCGCGCACTGGACGGCGATCTTCGCACCGAGCGGATCACGCTATCCGCCGGCCATGATTTCGATATCCAGTTCGCACCCGGCCTGCTGAAGATCATCGATTCCAGCGGCACAGTCGTGGGCCGTTTCGCCAACCAGGGCGGCGGTGCGGCGATCCCCTGGGTCTCACAGTCCGATATCAACTCCATCGTTTATGCGGCGCTCAACCTGTCGATCTACGTCACCTTCGGCCACGCCATGCGTCCGCAGGTCGTGTCATGGGATGGCGTGTCGATCTGGAGCATCGCCGATTACACCGAACTGATGCAGGGTAGCCAGAAGCGAACGCCGTTCTACCGGATCAGCCAGCAAGGCATTTTCATCATCCCTTCCGCGCAATCCGGCGCGATCACGATCCTGGCCTCGGCGCCGGTCTTTACCGCGGCGATGGTCGGCACCCGCATCCGCTTCGTCGGCCGCCAGATCCTGATCACAGCCTTCACGGACTCGACGCACATCTCCGGCACTGTGCAGGAGACCCTACCGGGTTCGCAGGTCATCAATTTCGCAAGCAGTCCCTTGACCGTGATTGCGACCGGAGATGTCGTGATCGGCTCGGTATCCGGGTCCGAGGGCGTTGTCACGAACACGAGCGGCACGAATATCACCGTTCAATTGCTGCGGACATCGAGCACCTCGTTCACCTCGATCAGCGGGCAGGTCAACGTCGTCGCATTCGTCGGAAGCGATATCGTTGCGGGGCCGGGCGGCAGCATCGCCGCAAGCTCGGCGAATTCGATCGGCCCGCCGAGCGGCTGCGCGGTCTGGGACGACGAGGTGATGAACACCTTGCGCGGCTATCCAGCCTCCTGCTTCGTCGATCAGTTCCGGCTTGGCTTCTGCGATTTCCCATCTGTGCCCGGCGGCATTGGCTGGTCCGCGATCAATTCGCCGACCGATCTGTATGCAGGTCCCAATCCGGCGGACGCGATGTTCGAGGTCGCGCCGAGCAAGGTGCGAGTGCTCTACGTCCAAGGCGGCCCGGAAAGTTCGGAGTTCGTATTCTGCGACCGGCGCGTCTATTATATCCCGATCTCGCCGACCAACCCGCTGAAGACGGGCAGCGTCTCGTTCCAGGTGCTCTCGGGCGATGGCAGTGCGCCGGTGCAGCCGCGGCTGGCGCAGGAGGCCATTCTCTACATAAATGCCGGCCAGAACAGCGTGATGGCGATCATTGCCAGCGGCGCCTATTACCGGCCGTTCAACACCAAGAACCTCAGCGAGTTTCATTCGCATCTGTTCAGCCAGATCGTCGCCATCGCGGCCCCGAGTGCCGATGGTACCTTCAATGAGCGCTACGCCTATGTGCTCAATGCCAATGGCTCTGTCGTGGTCGGCAAATACACCCCGGATAGCCTGTTGACCAACCAGCCCGTGATCGGCTGGGGCCCATGGTCCGGCGTCGGTGCGGTATCCTGGGTTCACGCCAGCGCCGCCAATGTGCTGTTCACCACATCCTATTTCGGCGCCGGCCTGGTCGAGATTCTCGACGATACGCTCTATCTCGATGCCTCGCTATTCGTGAACAATCTTCCGGTCCCCTTCACGCCCCCGGCGGGTCTCGGCCCGCTCTGGTTCATCGCCGGCCAGAGCGTGACGCTGATGGATCAGGGCAGCCGCCCAATGGGAACCTACCAGGTCGATGCCAATGGCTTCATCGCGCCGCAGAACAATGGTGGCGAGAACCTGCTGGCGGCAACGCTGGTGGCCGGCCAGTCCTGGACCGGGATTGCCGAGCCGTTCTGTCCGGACGCCCAGCCCGGCACCGATGTCGGCCAGCGCATGGCGCAGCGGCAGGTCGCGGAATTCCGGGCCTATGTGCTGCACTCGACCGGGTTCATGCTGGCGTGGCTGTTCTGCGGCCGGCAAACCCGTACCTCGCCGCCATTGGGAACGCCGATGCAGCAGCGCCGCTTTCCGGCCTACAATGTCGATGACGACGCAACCCAGCCGCCGTCACAGCGCGAAACTGCGGAATCGATCCGGCCGACCGGCAGCTCCTATGATCCGCGCGTGGCCGTGATCTGGGATACGCCCGGCCCCCTGGAAATTCTGGAGCTGGGCATCGAATGCTCGGTATGAGGACGCGATAATGGGCCAAGCCGCCTCGTCATCGAAATCCGCCGGCGGCGCCACGATCGCCTCGCTGGCGCTGACCGTAGCCAGCGATGTCACGCAGGGCAGCGCCACGCAAGCCTCAGATGCATTCCAGGCCGACAAGGCGGAACGCGCGGCGGCATTCGGCCAGACCCAGGCGACCCTGACCGACACCACCATGCTGCAGAACCTGAACACCACGCTCGGCAATATCGAGAGCGTACGGGCCGCGGCCAATGCCGATCCCACTTCGCCAAGTTCGATTGCCCTGATGGACCAGAGCCGGGAACGCTCCGATCTCCAGCGCATGGCGGCGGTCGGCTCGGAACGCGCGCAGAGCGCGGAGGATCTGGCGAGCGCCGATTATCTGCGGCGCGCGGGCGATTTCGCGGTGACCCAGAGCTACCTGAAGGCTGGAACCGACGTTGCTGGCGCGCTCGCCAAGGGCATTCCTGGCATGGGGTCATAGCATGGTCGATGTCCCCTCGATTGCCAACGTCGTCCCGATGGTGCGGGCGCCACAAAGCCGGGTGTCACCGGCCGAGATCGCGCAGCCCTATCAGGAACTCGCCGCTAATCTCGACAAGGGCGCGGGCGTTCTCAATGATGCTGCGGTCGCGATTGCCAGGAATGCCGGCCTGAAAGCCGTCACGCGGGATGCCGATGGCAATGTGCAGGTCGAGCATCCGCCCCTGATCGGCGACGCCGCGATTGCCTTCCACCAGGCCGTCAAGGTGGCGGCGGTTGCCGACGGGGAGGGCGAGGCCAAACGCGGCGATATCGCGCTACGGCAGCAATACCGGGACGATCCGGATGGCTACCTGAAGGCGGCCGACGCCTACAAGCAGAAGCAGGTCGACCAGTATAGCCAGGCCGGCGGCCCCGATGTCGGCATGGCGATCGGCAAGCTGATCGATGGCCAGACCACGCTGACCTATCGCGGCCTGCTGAATGAACATGAGAAGCTGACGCTGCAGCGCGCCGATGCCTCGATCACGACCGGTATTTCATCGGCAACCAACGATCTGACCGCAATGGCGCGCGGCGGCATCACCTCCGGCCCGGC